TGTTTCATCTCTGTAAAAATATCAGAACACAGATTCAATAACACCTCAAACTATTAATAATATAACAAGGGTTTGCTGTATGTGTTCTTATGGTTATAGAATTTGAACGAATTACCTGATATTATTCCAGATTGCAATTCCTAATACTGCTCCAAATATTAATAATACAATTAAGACTACTGCTAATGGAATCCAGAATGGGCTTAATACCCATATCCAAGACCATGTAATTATATTACATAGTTTTAGTATTATAAATGCAATTCCTAATAAAGTTAGTAATCCTGCACATTTATCCTCCATAATTAGAAATAAATAGTTCCTATTTGATATAAATACGCTTGATGTGTGCAGACTTGTCTTAATTCTTCTGGTGCACTTTGAGGTATTGTTGATGTATAACCACGAGCATCATTCCAAGACATACCATCCCAATATCCACAAACAACGAGTTGATTTTGAATAATTCCTACTTTTATTTTAATTCCACTAATGGCGTTATTTTTTAAATAGATACCCGTTGTTATTTGTATGTTCTGTGGTTGCTGAGCTTGATGCCAACGCTCTACGTCTATAACATGCATTTGAGCAGGAGCATCTAAAATAGGATCTGTCCTCTTTACAGTATTTGGAAAAGGAATGGTATACTTCTGAGATGATACACTCTGAGATGGCACACTAGGAGACGTGTAAGTAGTGAAGAAATCACTATACTGTGCAGATGCTGTTAAATTTACTGTTAAAAGTAATAATATAAGTAAATGTTTCATAATAGTTTTCTTTTTAAAAGAGACTGGGTTATTAGCCCAATCTCTTTGGTTTTTATGTGATCTTAACCAAGTTCAGCAGCTCTTGATTCATAGCTGCTAAAAAGAGTTCTTTTTCCGTCTTAGGAGCAGAATATTCTTTTCCTAAGATAAACGAGATTACACTTCCATCATATCCAGAAAGCTGAAAGAGATTTGGACAATCTGCAAAACTTTCAAACTTAACTTCTTTATTTCCATAGAATTGATTTGGAATATCCCATAGAATGATTTTGAAGTTGTCAACAAAAGACGAAGAGAAATTTGCCTCTCTTAATCTTTTAATTGCTACTTTGAAGTTTGTTTGATTACTTCCATCTTGCACTGAATCATGGTGGGCTGCTTGCTGAAACTCGCCGTCACTAATGCAAAGTATTCCAGAAGGAAAATCTGATTCTGGAACTCCTTTATCTTTTAGCTCGATGAATAAATCAATGACAGATTGAAAGTTTGTATTTCCTATATAACTACATTTATCATTGAGATATTTATCTACTGGAGTTTCACCAATCCATTGATGTAATTTACACCTTTTATTAAATTCCCCAAAAGTATTTGCAAATGCACCTTTTAAGAAATAAGAAAAGTATAATGCTAATGCTTTAGCAATATTACCTGATGACATATTACATCCAATGACTTGTCCTCCCATTGATCCAGAAGTATCTCTAACAACAAGTAAAGAAGATTGAGTTGATTCTTCAAGTAATTGTTGAAATTGTCTATTAACAGTTTCTTTAACCCAGGGTTTTATGTCATAATCTACTGATTTAAATAGTTCATGAACATAACCTGTAAATTTTACTGTTGGCTGGGATAAAACCCAATCAGAGTATTTATTTGCAAGTTTATGATTTTCTAGGAATTTAGAATTAACTAATAAAGACAAAGCTCTTCCTGCAATAGTATTGAAGTTAATTTCATCATAAAGCTGTTTAGAAATGAGTTGTTGCCATTGATGAGCAGTTCCATGACTTTTTAGTTCTCTATACTTTTTGAAAGAGATTTCTTTCGGATAATTTGGGAAGAATTTCCGCGCAAGGTATCTACCTATTAAGGTATCAGCCTGACTTTCGAGAGTTGTACACTTTTTATTGGTCTTAATAGTTGGAAGATATTTTCTAACAAGATCATTAGATAATCCTGCAGAAATTACTTGAGAGAGAAAATTCCAATCTAATTTTCGACCTTTGAAACCGTGATATTGAAGATCGAAAGACATCATTTGTATGACATCTTTCCAAGATCCTGCGGCGATGAAAAGCGGAAGATTTAATTTAAATGTATTTGGATGATGAACTGCTACCCATAACATTCTCATTATACCTTCATGTTTCAAACCCTGTCCTTTTTGTTTACTTAACGTATTGTTATCTAATACTGTTTTACGAGTAACAAGACGAACGTATAACAAAAGTTTCATAGTTAAAAGAGGATCAACCGACCACAGCGTGTACATATCTTGTGCAACTTCTTGATAACTACGTGGTTTTTTATAGCGAGAAATCGCAGCAAAGTCATCTACAAACAGATCACCAGTTGTTGAGTACTTTTTTCCACCTTCTGAAGATGTTGTTTCAGAAGATACTTCTGACCCTGTTTTTACAAATGTATTATTGCCAAACAGGGATTGTAACTTTTTTTCAAATTCCATATCTTTTTATTTTTTAAAGGTTTAGTTGCGGAGGCAGGATTCGAACCTGCGACCTCTAGGTTATGAGCCTAGTAAGCTACCAACTGCTCTACTCCACGATAATAGTTCTCCTTGAAGGTAATGCTCCTTCTTCCCAGACTAGTCTGTGCTTCACTTTAAAGCTTAAGGAGGCCTACCCTATTAAATAGAGTAGGAGATAAAGAGTGTAAGGAACTTAATAGCTTAACCTCAAACTATTAAATATTTCCTTACACGTTGCCTAAGCCTGCCAATGTTTTTAGAGTATTGGTCAACTCCCAGCATCTTCATGTTGAAGACCAACAAAAGTCACTAGTTTATAGATGACTAGAAACTGAGGTAAAAGGATTCTAAGACCCACGTCGGGCAGAACTCATCCTTAAATAGTTCTTTGTAAAAGTAGTAGTCTCTCTTTTCTTGCGCATTGGATTCTATAGAGAACTCATCGGATAGCCTACCTAGGACTGTTTCAGACTATCAGGACGTAATTTATGTCCAGCTCCATCTGGAATCAATTAACTACTCGCACCTTAGCAATAGAAGTATCAAGTGCTTCATTCACTTCTACTGCTGCTTTCATAGCATCTCCAATATTTGGAAATTTAGAAGCTCTTTCAAGATCAGAAGTGATCACTAATTCGTCTTTATTAAAACGAACTAATGCTTTAGGACTTATTTGAATAATATACATTTTAAAGTTGATCATCAAACTTAAAAAGTTTACAATACAAATTCCATCCAGTATATCGCTTATAATCTTCTTCTGTTAAAAGTATTGTACAGTTGAATGCTAGTATAGCACAAGCAACTATAAATATTCCTAACAGAATGGGATTAGCTTCAATCAGAGATTCTGCTCCTAGTATAGTTACTAAACAGATAAAAACCGTAATATAGAAAAATATTGCTTTCATTATTTCCAAAGTTTTTGTTTTTCTTTACGAATTTTTGCACACCTGGCTACTGCACGTTGATTCATGTAGAGCCGCACTTTTCCATTGTTGTTTTCACATCTTGCTATTAACATAATATTTTAAATTTAGTTTATCTACAACAGAAATAGAAAATTAACAATGGAACAATAATGTATGGTAAATAGGTGATGAACGCTATCCATACCCAATCGTAATTCTCATCCATATTAATTTTATTAAAATGCCGTCTTTCCGTGCTGTCAAAGCAGTTTTACATCTTTACTTAGGATAACAATATGACACAGTTCCTTGTGATAGTATCGCTCTATTTCAATCTCTTCGATTCACAAGGAGGTAATTGTAGAGATTGTAATATCCTTGCCAGGATTTCTCTACAAGAAAGTAACCGAATCCATAAAGGTGGTAGTCTTTATCAAGATAACACATTGTATTATCATAATAAATCCTATCACCTTGTATGTTTCCCAAAAGAGTCTTAAGCAACATTATAAGGCTCGAAAACAAGATAGCAGTTCTTGCCCTCACGAGAAGTCGATTCGAGAACGAAACGATCCTTCACCTTCAAAATAATGTCCTTTGTCTCGTTGGCTTCAATGAGTTCCTTCATTCTTACACCTTCTGCATTACCGCTAGTATAATTAATACCATTACCACGGCGTGCGAGCTGCTTAAATGAAATACGATAACCCTCTTTAGAGGTAAAGCTACCCCAAGGTGAACCACCATTGATACCATCTTCCTTCTTAGGTTCCATTTCGCCCATTGGGAATGTCAAAACAGTTCCCTTAGCAATAGGAAGAGATTGTGCTTCACGATTGTTTGCTAACTCTTCTACCAATGAAAATTTCTCATCTTTTGTCATTTGTTTTTAACTTTCACTTAAAACTCTTCTTAAAAGAGATCCTCTTAGAAAGTACTGGATTTTGGTTAAAATTTAATTAGTGGAACATTCTCTTTTAAAGTGAGAGAATATGACAACACTGGTATATCTGATTATAATTAATTTCGTCTTAATTTTCAAAGACTCGTCAGAGGTACTTTTCAGTGTTAAATATTTAGATTTAGTTAATTATTGGTTTAAGATTTGTTTGATGAGAAATCGGATTTCAATCTGGAAATGGGAGTTTTGGAGGCATTGGGGCGTTGGGGTGCATTTACTCACCTTCCAGCTCATCTTCAACCCAAAAATTTTAACTTTATCTGCCAACGTCAATTTGCAGATCTACTCAATTTTTTCAAAAACAGTTTGGCGAATTTCACAATCCACCAAACCACAATCCAATGAACGTTCGAAATGTTTCCGAAATCAAAACAAAAAATAAAGTCTTTTTTCACAACCAATACGTCAGCACGGATTTCCGATAGGAAAGCCGCGCAATGCCTATTATACTGTACTCATACTGTATATTATCCTATACTTACCTTTAAAAGTATTGTATTAATCCAGTATATAATCTAGTATATTATACTATATATTATATATTATATACTAAATCCCTCATTGCTAGCAATTGTAAAATTGCAGGAAAGTTTTGACTCTGCCAAATAAAATTGATTGCAATTTTGTTACATTTTAATTACAACCAATTTTACTTAGCTTTTAAGCCCCTTAACTCCATAATTTTATTTTTGTGTAGCTTCAAATAGTTCTGAGATCATTGTCAATAACTGACTCATAAGTTTATTAAACAATGGCTCATTCTCAGTTTTACGTACAACTTTTATGCAATGACATAACTGCAATAAACTAAACTCCTTATCTGAATTAAGTCTATGTATAGTAGTAACTGTTACATCATAACCAACGCTATCGTAAAAACCTCCGTTTTTAGAGTTACTGCAATAGTCTTTTAATTTATTCATAAGAACTTGCATAAGTTCTATTCGCTCATACTCAGTAAAAAATGTTTTTTGTATCATATTATTTTAATTTAAAGTGTTATTGTCAGACTATTTACATAGTTTCGTCTAAGTCTCATCAGTGATAATTTTAACGACTCCTTAGCTGTCGAATATGACTTACATAAAAAGTTAGGTGTGGGATTTCTCCCACACAACTAACTAAACGATTTGCCATTTATAAAGGGCTTTGCGCCTGCCTTCCATTGAAGTAGCAATAAAGGTTTTAGCAATGCATTTAATTTGCCCTCCGTTACTGATTAAATCGGATAGATTGTCAACAGTTAAACCTGTGTTGCGTCCTACAAGTGAAGGTAATGCAATACGTGTGCCATCTGTAAACAGAATAGGAACCCATGTTGCAGTACTATTTGAAACCAGTTTCTTTTTTGGCTCTTGTGCTTTTAAAAGGGTTAACACTTCACCCACTTGAATAGGTGTGCCATACTCACTATTTAATGTAGTAAGTAAGTCTTTCAATTCTTCTTTTGTCATATTGTTTTTGTTTTTAATTCAAGTATGAGGGCGGGACTTAGGGGGAAGTGTACTCTCCCCCTTACAACTCTACTAAAATTTTTAACTCAGAGTAGGGAGAGGGGGGGGATTAAAAAATCTATACCTAAAATAATATTTATGTGTATAATTTACACAATCAGCTTAACTGTTTTTAAAATTTTAACCGCGAAGCGTTTAAGTATAGTTACGATTAAGTTTAGTATTAAGTTTAGTTAGGTATCAAATTTGCAAGTGATTGTATTAAATATGAAATTGGATGTATTAATTTTGAAAGTGATTGTATTAACTATGAAATTAACAAATTTTATTTGGAATAATGATATTAAATTGCTATATTTGTAATATAATAAATTTGAAGTATGGAAAAAGAAACATTAAAACAACACGTACAGCTTCCAAATAAAATGGGAGAAAATGATCTATCCCCAAAGGATCAATTAATTTATTTAAGTATTAGAAGATTTATGAATAGTCAAACTAAGATTGCCTATCCCTCATTATCAAAAATTAGTGAAATTTCTGGAGCTAGTATTAATACCATTAGATCAAGTATTAAAACTTTAGAGTTAAAAGATTATTTTAAGGTAATAAAAGAGGGTCGTTCTCAGAAATATCTTTTTAATGAACTTAAAAAATTTGAGCCATTTTCTTATGACTTTTTAGATAAACCAGATCTTACTTTTACTGAAAAATCTTATATAGTAGCATCACAACAATATATGTACACAGATGTAGAAGGGGTAGGTAAAATATCTTATTCTAATAAAGAATTATCTGAAAAAATTAATATGTCGGAAGCAACCATTTCTAGAACTAACAACTCTTTAGTAAGAAAAAATTATCTTACTTTAATTAAGAATGAATCTAGAAATATAGAATCTGGATGTAAAACAGATACCAAGTTGTTTAATCTTAATGAACTTGGTCAAGCCGTTATTTGGGTTCTTAAAAATCATGAGGACAGAATTACTGATAACGAAGATCGTATAACTAAGTTAGAACAAACTGTCGAATCTCAGAATAAACTTATTCAGTCCCTTTTAAAAGAAAGAGAGACATCCAAAATTGAATATATTGTGTAAATAACAAATCTTTAACTATTATTAGTTAAGCTGAAGACTTTAATTTATAGCTACAAGCGTTTAAGTATAGTTACGATTAAGTATAGTATTAAGTATAGTTAGTTGAAAAAATGTGCGCAGATTGTGAAAGTATGTGCGCACATAGTGAAAATCTGTGCGCACCCTGCGCACATTTTTTCATAATGAAAGTAATTGTAAAAATAATTTGGCACGAACAATTATTATGTTTATATTTACTTTATTAAAAAGTAAATAAAGTATGGATAACAAAATTAAAGAACAACACTTTCAAGTTCCAAATAAAATGAATGAACATGACTTAGAGCCAAAGGATCAATTGATATATTTGGTTTTAAAGTCACATTACAATGGAAAAACAGGAAAATGTTTTCCCTCACTTCAAACAATAGCAACAGAAGCAGGAACTTCTATTCCTACTGTTAGAGAAAGCATTAAGAATTTACAAAAATCAGATTATATAGACATAAAGAAGATAGGAAGGCAAAATTATTATACTTTTAAAAAATATATTAATTTTGAATGTTTTACTCCAGAGTTTTTACAACACATGGATCTTACCTTTAGAACTAAGGCATACCTAGTTGCTTGTCAACAATTTATGTATAAAGATTCTTCAGGAATAGGTAAGATTTCTTTTTCAAATAGAACTCTTGCTGAAAAGATTAATTTACCTGAATCTTCTCTTAGAAAATGTAATATGGAGCTTATTAGAAAGTCATATCTAGACATAGTTAAAAATGATAATAAAGATTTAGAAACAGGATGTCAAACTGACACTAAAATCTTTAAATTAAATAAATTAGGACAGGCTGTTATTTGTGCAGTATTAGATCATGAAGACCGTTTACAAGAATTAGAAGAAAATACAATTAGTAAAAATGAGTTTGAAATGTTCAAGCAGCAAATAAAGAAAGAATTAGAAGAAAAAGATAAAACTATCAATAAACTTTTAAAAGAAAGAGAAAAACCACAAATTGAGTTTGTCGCTCAATAAAAAATAAACCCCAGCTCAGAATTACATCCGAGTTGGGGTTTTTAATAAGTTTAATATCGAACAGAAATACTGTTTAACCTATCACTTACATTTAAAACAAACTGTTCATGCTTATAAGGTTCTAACTGATCCCATAAGCTATCTATATCATCAACCATTTGTTCTGCTTTAATTCTCAGATAATCTTTAGAAGATTCTTTTTCTTCGTTAGCTAAATCATAATCTTTTATAATTTGCTCAAGATCATCTATCCAATCTTTAACAAAACCTTCATTATTCATATCTGCTAAAGTTATTTCTTTAGCTAATTGTTTTAACATTAAAATAGATTGTTTAGTTAAATTCCAAAGTCTATTTTTTTCATTATTATATATCATCAGATGTATTATATATTTTGAAATAACTATTATTCCATAATTTATCTGCATTTCTAAGTAATGTAGTTCTACAAGTTTTTATTAATTTAGTTTTTACTAAGTTATTATCCATAAGATATTGACAGCACTCCGCTATTGTTCCAAATCGATTTAATTCATTCATATTTTCATCATATTGAATAACATACTTTTGGTTTACCTTTCCAAGATGTTCTGAATTTATGATTTGTTTAACAATAGGCAGTTTTATATTTAATTCTTTAGATACCTTTTTTTGATTTTTTAATATTAGATATTTAGAAATAACAGAATTTTTAAGTTCTTCAGTGATTTCATATTTATTGCCCAAATACTTGTGATTTTTAAATCCATAAGTATCAGTTTGAGAATGACAATTTGGACAAAGAAATCTTAAATTTTCTAATCGATTGTCGTTATTTATGCCATTAATATGATCTAATGATAAAGTCTTACCCTTCCATTCTGTAATCCCACAAATAGCACATTTATAAGGAATTAAATTTTCCCTAATTATAGCGTTTCTTAAAATATTTCTAGGATGCTTTGAATCCTTACAGAACAATTCTTCAGAATTTATTTTAGTTGAACGACCATATTCAATAAATGCACTTTTTCCTTTAAAATCTGTTTCTTTTAGATCACATTCTTTTATTCTTTGTTTTACTTTAGAATATCCCCAAGAGTTTCCTTTTGTTGAATATCCAAGTTTAAATAAAACTTCTGAGATATTAAGACTTGACTTAACTAAGTCTATAAATTCTTCCCTCGTAAGTTTATCAATTTTGTTCTCCATAAATTACATAAGTTAATATTTGTAGCCCATGTAGGAATCGAACCCACCCCGCCGTCCTCAGAAGACAATACAGATTTAGAGTCTGTCCGTGCAACCATACACCAATGGGCTATTTGGCAGCTTTTAAAGCTGCCTAGTACTAAAACAACTGGTTAGTACTCTGAATACTTATAAGTATTATTAGAATCTTTCGTAAAGTTCTACCAACTTTTGAATTTCATGTTGTATAGTCTGGCAAGCTACTTCACCCGCTACATCCAACATATCTTTTACTTCTTTTACTTGTTCTTCATTAAAAGTTTCAAGTTCTAAAAGATCATTGAAATGATTAAGGTTAATTTTAGTTCCCAATTCTTCAGACATCTTAACAAATAAATTATCATCAAAATCTTCAATAATTTCTTTGTAATTTTTTATTTGTTCTTTTATTTCCGAATCATCAAAATTAGAAGTTTCTAAATTAATCTTAACTGTTCCGTCTTTCTTTTCAAACTTAAGTTTAACTCCATCCTTCTCAAATTCTTTCATAGTATTATCTGGAATACTATCACCTAATATACCCATCAACCACTGATTAAGTATATCCAATTCGCTGTTAATTAATGTGTTCAACATAGTTATTATATTTTATAAGTTTTATATAATGCAATATTAATAATTCTATTGTTAATTAAAAATCAATTATTGTTAAATAAATTAAAAATTAAGTACTCCTCCAAATTTCAATTTAAAACCCTATTCTAACCATTCTGGAATAGTCTAATAATTAAAATCAATAATCCTGGGCTAACCTCTCCAATTTAATCCAACATTATCTGGACTAATATCATCAATTACTACTCGATTATTTCTATAAGCCCTATATTGTATTTTTGGATCAGTAACTATTCTAAATCCTTTACTTGTCATCATCTAATCAAGTCTTTTAAGTACTTGAGGCCAAATATCGTTAGTAATTGTCTTTAATTTTTTCTACGCATAAACAGGAAAATTCTATCCTTCAGAAAGAATATTCCCAATATACTTTACTTTTTCTATATTAGGAATACGATTTTTAGCAAACTAATAACCACTATAAATAACCTTTGCAACTTTATTAGGAGTATTATCTAATACTGTAGCTTCAGCCCCTTCTCCTATTTTATGTTTTAAATATTTAGAAAGTTCTCCAAAATTTTTAGTTCCTTTAGGTAAAATAGGATTAGCCATTTTATAAGACCATTTTATACCTTTTATAATACCATTTCCAAAAATATTAGAAGGATTAGTTGGACTAAAAGTAGAAATAAAAGTAAGATCCTTGGCTAATTTATCAGATTCTTTATCAGGTTTCTAAACCCATTTACCGTTTTCCTATTTCCAACCACTAGCAGCTGCTACAGCAGCATTTTCATTTATAGCAGCACCCAAAGTAATATTAGTTAACCATTGTAGGAATGAATTAGGTTTATTACCAACTATTTCAACTTCTGGTAATTGTAAAGTTCCTTCAGTTTCATTTCCTTCATTATCAATAAACCTACTATTTCCATTAGGTTTCCATCCTGCTAATTTCTTCCTTTCACCAGTAGTCATTTGAATATCTTTACCTATTTGAAACTTAGGTATAATTTTCATATTTCCTAGTTTATTTATTTCTAGTCAACATAATTTATTATCACATCTGGAAATGAATATCACTCTATATCATTGGTGTATGATCAAAGTTCATTTCTTCTCTTCTGGTGAATTTGGTAAATTAGTTCTAAATTCTCCAGTCTTAATGTTTAGATAACCATACTCACCGTTAATTCCTCGACTTCTTATCCATTCTCCCATCTTTCTTCCAGATTCCAGTAATTGAATCAATTCCAAGTAAAGCACATACAGCATATATAAAAGTTTCTGTAATAATAGGAGCTTCTATACCCATTAAAGTACAATATATAAGTATTCCTATTATTATCACAAATCCCAATACACCACATACTCTTTTACTACTAAACCCAGAATGAGCAGTTACCATTAATTTAAAGTATTCTATTATCTTTTTCATATTTTAACTCGTCTTTTATATAATTGTTTATTTTTTATATCCAAGCTTCCTCCATGTAATTTACGATGACAGTTGGCACATAATAAACAAGTTTTATTCATCTCTTTAATAATGTCTTCTTCAGATATTCCGCGTCTAAGACGATGAGATAAAGAAAATAATTTATCATTAGGAAATATGTGATGAAATTCCAAACAACAAGGATCGGATTCACCACATATTACACACTAATGAGTTTGTTTATACTGTTTTAATAATTTTGTTGGATTCATAAGCATTTAAGCCAAGAATACTTTTTTCTTGATTGAATATAATCCAAATTATTTTCATTGTCATAAGCTTCTACTTCAAAACTTATATTCTTATAAGCTTGAGTAAAATTAAAACAATATATCCATCTTATTAAAAATTCTAGTATATACCAGATTAAAAAGAATATAACAAGCATTTCTTTTTCTTGCTACCAATGTATAGCTTCATGATTAATATCAACATCATTTAGTTTTGCATTTGGTCTAGCAAAGATAAACGGACCAATAGTCATAGCTTTATATCCTTGTAATAACCAATTAGTTCTAATTATTTTCATACTATTAATAGAATAATTATTATTTGTATTATTTGACCTACTAATCCTCCTAATATGGTTGCTATAAAATCTAACCAATCCCATTTATTGCCATATTGTTTATCTTTAAATTCCAACCCTCCTGCAACTCCTATCACACACAATATAGTAAGAATTAATCCAATAGGAATTGCATATAGAAAATGTTTCATTCGATTACTTTCGGTTAACCACATTTAATTTCATTAAATTATATATAAAACCATTCTATATCTTTGCACCTTTCTTTGCTTTTAGAGCATATTTAATTCTACGTGGTAAGTTAGCATAATCTTTATGTGGTCTTTCAAACTTATCCATGAATACTTTAGTAGCTTCTTCTACAGAAGTAGTTTCTTTTAATGCAGATAAAGCTCTACTATATGTATTATTCAACTCCCACCACAGATAATCTAATTGATCTTGTTTACTTGGATTAGTTCCATACATCTAAAATAATTTAGTTTTTCTTTCTCCAGTCCACTATGCTAAACCGTATGAATTATGACCATCTTTTGATTTAGCATTAATATTTCCTCCACTTTCCTACATTAAATTTCCATAAATACCTTTAGCTTGATTTAAAGTTAATCCTTTATTTACAAAGTAATTAACTATATCATTATTAGAAGTTATATCATTTTCAGAAATATTTCCCTCAGCCCTAGGTTTAGAATAAGTTCCGAATTGCACTTCCTATTCAAATATAGGAGTTTTCATATCACTAATCAAAGAAGATAGATTAGAAACATCATATAATTTGTCATCTTCAGTTTGTTTAATACTTGGAACATAATCATTAGGAATAATATCTGGAGTATCTGTCATGTCGTATGTTGTAAAAAATTCTTTATACATGATTAAAATGTCTAGCGTTATCAGCAAACACAGCTCTCTTTCTTACAGCTGGGTCACTACTATTTTTTCCTTTCTAAATACATTCTTGAGTTACTTTTCCTCCACAGTAGTCAGTAAACTTACCTTTATTTTTCTTTTTAATCTTGATTTTATACCCTTTCTTATAGTAATCTACTAAGTTATCTGAAGAATGACTTAATACAGATAAAATAGAATCCTAATTATTCTAAATTGTTTTAATTAGGTTAGAAATTTGTAATTGAGTAAATTTCATATATATTCAAATTTAAAATAAATAATTTACTTTGATTATTCAAAAATAATAATTATATTTGTAATATCGAAATTAAAAATTTTGAAGAAGAGATTTATAGATTAATTATTAGTTTTTATTTAATTAACAATATTACTGAAATATGTAGTATTATCATTTTTATCAATGGATTATCAAAAAAGTTTAAATCGCAGGTTGTGGATCTCAGTATTCTTAACAATAGTAGGAAGTGGCTTGTTAATTGCTGGATTTATTGTTCCTCCTTTAGGAATTATTGATAGTTCAGTATTAGTAGCGTTTGGTGAAACAAGTACCTTTGTTGCAGCCCTACTAGGAATAGATTATAATTATAAATATTAGATGTATAAACATGGGATGCCTTTTAATCCAAAGAAATAATGATAATAAATTTATGAATTAATAATAAAATAAAAATAATGAACTTGATGAATGGCATGAAGGTGGATAAACAAAATGGGAACGTTTGTTTTAATGATGAATTTCATACTTATTGGGATAAAAATAACAATAACAAATATATCTCAGTAACTACTTTAATTAATAAGTATGGTCAAGACTTTGATTCTAATTTTTGGAGTGCATATAAAGCATTAGAGAAACTATTGCCTGCTGAAAGTTGGAAGATAGAAAAGAAATCACTTTTAAATAGTAAAAAATTTAAACCTGAGATTCTTGATACTTACAATATAAGTGAATTAGAATTTAACAAAGCTCAACAAGGAATACTTGATGAGTGGCAAAAAACTAATCAAGAGGCTTGCGCTAAAGGAACAAAAATACACGCAGAGTTAGAAAATTCTTTTTATGCTGCAGGTAAGAATTGTAACTTACAAAAATTTGGAATTGGTGGAAAGTTTGAATGTAAAAAGGATTATTCTGAGTTAGATTTAGAATATGGAGTATATCCAGAATATCTTATTTATAGAGAATCTAACGATGGGGTGTTACGTATTGCTGGACAAGTTGATTTAATCGTTAAACAAGGTAACGAAATAACTATATGTGATTGGAAGACAAACGCAAAAATTGATATGAAAGGTGGGTTTGATTCATCTACTAGATCAACAACTAAAATGAAATATCCATTAAATAATTTAGAGGAGTGTAACTTCTCACATTATACTCTTCAACTTTCTACTTATGCGTGGATGTTACAAAAATTACATCCAGAGTTTATTATTAAGGATTTAATTTTAGTTCATTTTAATCATAATGATAAAATGACTTTATATCATTGTGACTATTTAAAACATGATGTAGAGAAGATGTTATATGATTATAAAAAGCATCTTATATTAGAAGAAAGAAGAAGTAAACGTCAAAGAATAGAATATTAATTATGAATGCTTTTGATATTATTAAAGGTCATACAAAAGAAATACTTAATATTAATAAAGATATAAGTGAGAAACGAATGAAGATATGTTATTCTTGTCCTATATTCTCTAATAAACTTGGAGGTATTTGTAATAGTAAATTATATTTAAATCCAAATACTGGAGATGTGAGTACTACCCAAAAACCTGGATATATTCGAGGTTGTGGATGTAGATGTCTCGCAAAGACAAGATTGGCTACAGCAAAATGTGTAGCAGGTAAATGGTAATGTAATAAAATGATTTATGAGTAAAGAAGTAAGACTTAATTTAACTAATGATGAAAAATTAGGACTTCAACAAGGATTGAACGTTCAAAGTTTTAAAGGAGATTCAATAGAAGGTATGATATAGAAAGAAAATTCACGAAAATACAATGATGAATTAGAGAAGCTACAAGAGAAAATGGAGCAAGGTAATAAAGAGGTCGAGCAATCTCAAGCTGCTTTAGAATATGATATTAATAAAGCAGAAATTAAACCAATGTTTACAAGAATTTTAGTTAAGCCTTTTAAACAAAATCCATTTCAGAAAATAGAGATTAAGAATGGTATAATTGTTGATACTGGAGGATATAATCCACATACACAGTTTAATCAACAAACTGGCAGGTATGAGGAACAAGATCAATTTATTATGACTGGTTGTGTGATTGAAGTAGGTCCAGAAACTAAATACTTGAAAGAAGGTGATGTAGTTTACTACAGACGTGATACTTCAATACCAGTACCTTTCTTCAAACAAGATCTGATAAGTTTAGCAGAATCACAAATTATTGCTGTGGTTAATGAGGGACTAGAAGATCGTTTTAATAATATTAATGATTAATGGAAGAAAATGTATTTTTTAACCCAGGAGATATTGTAACTCTAAAGAAATCTATACCAAATGCTCCTAAGATGTTAGTTATTAAAAAGGAAACTTCTTTATTCAAACACGACACAAAACGATTATAGGATAAAAGACCTATTTTAATTGGTATTCGTTGTAGATGGTTTACTAATACTGGTGAATTACAAGAAGCTGTTTTTAATACTAAAGATTTAATATTAATTGAAAAATAATGAATTTTACCGAAGCTTTTAATCAAGCGCGTAATTCTGGAAAAGGAATATTTACTTGGAACGGTAAGACTTATAATACTATGAAAGAGGGAGAAGATATAAATACTTTTCGTTCTCAACATGATGATTTTAATACTTATATGACTTAGACAGGGGCTGCATTAGGAAATACTGTTGGAGATAATCAACCTTCAACAGGTTCTGAATGGAACCCTACTCTTCAGCAACGTCAGAATATTAATCAGCAGAATTTATAGTATTATGGAGTAACTCCTTTAAATGAAATTCAATTATCTAATTAGGTACAAGTAAATACTGAAATACCTACAGTAGTTCCTACTAAAAAATATAGTAGAAAAGATATTAGAAATTTAATGCGTAAAGCGGGAGTAAACCCATATAGTTATTCTGGAAGTTTTCGCAGAAAATTAAGAAATCAAATGAATAATTCAGAAATTTCTAATACTTTTAAAACTATAGTTCCAGATTATGCTTCTGCATTTAAAAATTTTTCACAAAATTTACTCTCACAATATCAATAGGGAGGACAAATTAATATGAATGAACAAGAATTACAACAAGCCTTTTTACAGTTTTTAGCACAAAAAACTGGTGCTTAGAATCAACAAGAATTAGAGCAAATAATACAGCAATTAGGAGAAGATGGAATTAAACAAGCTTACACTGAATTTATGCAATTGTTACAGCAGCAACAAGTTCAATCTGCTAAAAATGGAGCTAAGTTAAATTATATTAAATACCTTAGAGGACAATGCCCAGATGGATATGATCTTCAATATTATAAATCTGGTGGTCAACTTTGCAAGAAATGTATAAAGAAAGCTCAAGAAGGTATAAATACAGTTGATCCTGTTGAACAATTTAAAAGCGGACATAAATTAAGAAAGAAAGCTTGTAGTAAGATGAAATTCTAGAATGGTAATAAGATTAATGAAAATGATACTGTCCATATTGGTAGGAAAATTTACAATTTAAGCGATAAAAAACTTCCTTATAAGAGAATATCCAAAGAGGAATATCAAAAATTAAATCTTAAAGATAAAATTCGAGTCGATGAAAAAGACTTAGACAGAGGACGTTCTATAAATACCCCAACAAAATGGACACCTAAGAAGAAGTAATTTCTTCTTATGATTATATGGTGATGAATTAATGGTATAGGATATATTTGTTTATAATAATCAACTTAACAGAGTTGAAATAAATACTCCAGAAATATTACTTATTAAAGAGTTTGCCGATCTTATTACACCTATTAGAAATAAATGTAAAGAAGATAAAACTGGAGTAATGTGTTTACGTGCTTTTAGAGAATTTACTTATATTTGGTTAGCACTTTCATGGAAATCTATCTATTCTGATTATTCTGAACAAGAAAGACATGAAGCAGCATTAAAAGATGCTTCTTTAACGGAAGAGGAATTTAATGACCCTACTTTTAGAGCCGCTTGTAGAAAATTTCGAGAAATATAGGAATCTAATAAATCTATAAAGTTACTTAATGCTGCTAAAGAAATGGTTGATAAATTCATTGACTATTTTCAAACAGCTGATCCGCTTGAACGTGATGAAGTAACTGGTAAACCTATTTATAAAGTTAAGGATATTCAAGCCGAATTAAAAAACCTAATAGATGTACATGAAACTATGGTTACTTTAGAAGCACAAGTTAAGAAATAGTTAGAAACTAAATCTTCTCTTCGTGGTGGTGTTTCTGAAGATTTTGATCCTGGAGAATTTTAATTATGACCGAAGTTATTAAGAAAAAGCGTGGTCGTCCAAAGAAAGTTAAACTTCCAGAAGAAATTAAAACTCTTGTTGATGAAACTACTAAGTTATCTAACCTTCCTTTGGAAGAAAAAATAGAAGAGATTAAGGAAGAAAAAAAGAAAGGTGATTGGGATATTGCTATTGATGATGAAATTCAATTCTTTGATAAAGATTTATCTTATGAATTAACTGGTTATCGCCCTATTAATCAATATAAAGGATTAGATTTTAATCCAGATTGGTTTACAGAAACAAGAGACACTTTTATCAGAACAGGTAAATATTGTTCTTATCTATCTGGAAGTAAGGCTTCTAGAGACTTTTGGATTGAGTAGTATAAACGCTGCAAATATGGCATGACAGTTAACGGATATACTATTACTGGTGATCATTATTATTTCTTAAATTTTTATCAATTAAAAGACTTAGTTAATGTATCAGAAGGTGGCGCAGGACGTAATACTATATTTCCTAATTTTCTTGAAGGACAATATGAGTGGTTTCATTATCTATAGATGGCTAAAAAATTACGTTTAAATGCATGTATGATGAAAGCCAGAGCTGCTGGTTACTCAGAAATCGAAGCAGCCATTCTTGCTAAAAGTTATACTGTAATTCGAGAATCTGTAAATGTAGCTTGTGCCTTTGCTTCTACACAGTTAGATAAACTGCTTGAAAAAGTTTATGCTAATATAGCGTTTTTAGACGATAATGCTCCAGGATTTCGACATGGTAGAATAATCGATTCTTAGTATTTAAAAAAATCAGGACAATATAAAATGCTTAATGGGGTTAAAACTCCTACAGGTTGGTTATCCTAGATTCAAGGAATTGTAGTAGATAAACCTGGTAAACTAAGAGGTGATCGTACTGATATACTAATGTATGAAGAGTGTGGATTATGGCCTGGTTTTACTAAAGCTTATACTCAATCTGATGCTCTTGTAGGATAGATTGGATATTAGTGGGGAATCCGCCTCGCTGGTGGCACTGGGGGTGAATCTGGTGCAGCTATGGAAGGATTACGTAATATGTATTATAATCCTACCATATTTGGAGTTTTACCATTTAGACATAATTACACTTAGACTGGAGAAACTGCTATTACATCTTTCTTCCTACCTGCTTTTAAAACAATAAAAGAAACTAAACTACTTGATCACAGAGGATTTATATCTGAAGAAGAAGGGCGTAAATACTTTGATAGAACCAGAGCGTTAAAAGCTTCTAACCCTCAAGAATTAGTAGTTTATTGTGCTGAATTTTGCTATAATGGTGAAGAAGCTTTTTCTCTCGAAGGTGATAACAAATTTAATAAAGTAAATATAGCAGAATAGCTTACAAGAATAAGAGCTTTAAAACAATGCCCCCCAATTGAAATAGGATATTTAGAGTATCTTTATAAAGATGGCAAACATACTCAAGAGAATATATCTGGATTTAAATGGCTTCCTAATTAGAATGGTAAAATTAAAATTCTTGAACATCCTATTTGGACTCTATCATCTAAAAAGGATGAGGATGGAAAAGTAATATGGAATCCTCCTTCTGAAAAAATTAGAAACTTATATGTAATTGGAATTGACGGAATTGATATTGGAAAATCTCAGACTTCTGAATACACTAAAGATCCTTCTGATTTTTGCTTAGTTGTTTATAAAAGAGCCTACGGAATGGAAGAACCTTAGTTTGTAGCCATTTATAAGGACAGACCTAACGATGTAAGAGAGTGTTATAAAATTGCTATTAAACTAGCTCAATATTATAACGCTATGATTAATATAGAAGCAACTAGATAGAACTTAATTTCCTATGCTCGTGGATTAAAGCTGCTCAATCTTTTTATGAGAAGACCTCGAGCTACTTTATCTACTGAAGCAAGAAATACTAATAAACAATATGGAACTCCTGCAACATCAGCTATTATTGACCATCAAACAGATTTAATAGCAGACTATGTAAACGACTATTGTCACCTTATATGGTTTGATGAAATGCTTGATGAACTCAATCGCTATACGGATGAGAATAAACGAAAGTTTGATATTATCGCAGCTACAGCTATGGCACTTTTAGCTGATGAGGAATTACAAGGACAAGTTCCAAGATTAGTAGAAGAAAGAAAAGACACTTGGTAGGATATAGGATATTATAGAGATTATCAAGGAAATATAAGATATGGAGTTATTCCTAAATAGAATAACTAGATATTAAGTAATAATAATTTTGGATAGTTATATGACAACTACGGAACTCGATCAAGTGATCCACGAGTATATTCGGGATATTTATAATAAAGAATATATCGGTAAACTCTTGATTGAAAAATTAAATCCTATTGGTTATTGTATTAGATTTGGATTAAATACTCCAGAAAAGCCGATGGTTATTTATGCTGAATTAGAAGATAAACCATTTCTTAAATTCTTAAGACAGGAATTAAAAGATAGAAGATTTAATTTAATATATTATGGAGAATTAAAATTAATTTATCCGTAGGATTGTAATCCAATAAATACTGCTTGTGGATGTCAAAAGAAGAATTAATTGAAAAAACGGATAAAGCCATCAATGAACTAGTCTATGCAAAATATGATTTGCAGAAAGCATATAACTATTATAATGGTATAAGAGATGCAGACTAGTTCAGATACCTTGAAGAGGTGTATGGTGCAAATACTCCTACCACTCTTCACTTTACTCCTTTAATTAAAAAACATATTGACGCTTTAATTGGAGAATATCTTGGAACTCCAATTATTCCAAAGATATTCTGCAAGGACAGTGAAACAATAAATAATATAGATAGAGAGAAGCAACTTAAAATCGCTTCTGAGTTACATACTTATTTAAAAGGTCATTTAAAAAATTCTATTCTCAATTTTCTTGATGGTAAAAATATAAATGATGGATTGGTTGAATAGCAACTTTCAAGAATAGTTTAGGATATTAATAACACTTTTGAATCTGAGTATGAAATTGCTGCACAAAATGTTGTAGAATATATTATGCAGTCAAGAGATACTGATATAATGAATGTATTACGTGATTTATTATTAGACTTGTTAATTACTGGTTATGCTTTTTATCGAGTGAAACCAACAGTTGAGAATGATAATATTAAAATTCAAGCTCTTAATCCATTAAATACATTCATAGATCGAAACTTTGATTCTCCTTATGTTAAAAATTCATATCGCGCAGTAGTTCGTAATTGGATGACTAAAAATCAAATTTTAAATGAATACGGTAAGGAGATGAACAGAGATGATAGAAAGCTACTTGATGAAAAATGGGATTCTGTATATGAAAATGCCATGTATTATGTTAGACTTGGTGAAACTAATGGTGTCCCTGTTACTGATGGATTACAAGGAGGCATTGAAGTAACTCCAGGTTATCCAGATAGTAAATCTGGTTTATTGCATGAATTAATACCTGTTTATGAGGTTGAATGGCTTGAAACAGATAAAGATTTTATCATGTAGCGATATAAAACAATACGAATTGGCGAAGAAATATATCTATTAAGAGGTAAAGATGAGAAAGTAATGCGTAGTAAATCAAATCCATCTTATTGTGGTTTATCTATTAATGGCATTTACTTTCTTAATCGAGGTGTTAAACCATATTCAATGGTTTTAGCTTGTGCACACCTCCAGGATTGATTATACTAGTTCTGGTTAAATTTCGAGAATTGCTGGAAACCCCTGAGAGTCTTGAATACTTTAAGTAATAATTTCAAGAATTGGGAAATCAGCAGCTGAGCTTCTAAAAGAAGAGAGTTCAACGACTAAATGTAGGATCAAGTGATCTGAAGTACGAAAATATTAATTTAATATATGATATAGTCTCAACATCTGATGAAAATCAGAGCAGCAGCGAATCGCAAGATTCTAATGCGGACGTAAAATAACGAATTACGTCGAAGAAAATGTAGTATGACCTCTTAAATTTCTATCGTGATAATTTAATTGCTAACAGCGGAACAATAGGTGATTGGATTGATTACACTCTTATACCTGCTGAATTAGGTGTTAATTTACCAGAGAGATTAGTTAAATGGTAGGCTTTAAAGAAGCAAGGAATTGGTGTTTTGGATTCTTCTCAAGAGGGAAGATTAGCTTCTGGACAAGCCCCTCTTAATACTATCTTTAATGGTTTCGATAACACCGTTAAAACACAGGCAGTACAAGCAATTCAATTAGCTATTGACGCGATAGAACAAACTTGTTCTTCTATTACTGGTGTATTTAGAGAAAGATTAAATGGAATAGAACAAAGAGATGCAGTAACAAACATTAAGATTGGATAGAATAATTCATTTATTATTACTAAACAATATTATCACTAGATGGATTTAATAGTCAATGAAATGTTACTTGATTGTCTTAATTTAGCGAAAGTTGTTTACAAAAATGGATTGACTGGAACTATTATTTTAGGTGATAAATATTAGAAAGTATTTACTGCACTACCAGAATATTTCACTTTAACCGATCATGATATACGAATTTTAACTAGTACAGATGTCGTAAAGGATCTAGAACAGTTAAAAACAATTATTCCTGAATTTGTTAAATCTGGAGGATTACCGCCAGATATTATTATAGAAGCTATAACTAGTAAGAGTATCCCAGATCTTAAATATAAGGTTAAAAAAGCTATGCAAGTTTAGAAAGATGAAGCAAACCAAGTTCAACAATTAACTCAATAGAATTAGGAGCTTCAAAGTTAGCTTAAATAGTTAAATACTGAACTACAGAAAGCATAGAAGAAAATAGAAACTCTTAACTAGAACAAATTAGAATTAGAACAACAAGAAATGTAGACTAAATACCAAATTGAATGGTATAAAGCACAAACAGATAGAACATATAAAGAAGCTACTAATGAGGAATAGAAAAGAAGAACTCAAGTTGAACTTATGTAGCTTTCAGATGGAAATCCTTATAATGATAAAATAAGATAGATTGACTAATGGAGCTTAAAATAAATATTACTACTTGTACTGCCTGTGATGATTGCAAAGTTACAGTAAAAGATTTAAGCGAGTATTTATCAGAAGAATCAACAGGGACAGTTAAAGGTAAATTTAAATTTTCTGAGACTGGATCTATTGATGTATTACAATTAAATAAAACTTCAGAAACTCTTTACTTAAATCCTACATATACTGACCATTCAGAAGTACAAGATTCTACTTTACAGATTTCCTAGGATGGATATTATAGTTTAGTCCATTTAGTACTTCCTACAGTAGAGTGGTTTAATAATGAATTAGCAAAAACTTCTGGCTCGGCTCTTGGTTTATATTCTATTGTATATTATATAGACGAAGATAAAGTTTATAAGTATATAAATGGAACAAGTACAGAAGTTACTATTTCAGAAATAATAGAAGTTAATCCTTCTGATACAACAATATCAAGTACATCTAAAGACTTTGTTTCTATCTGTAAATTGAGAAAGTGTTATATAAATCTGTGTCAATAGATTTTAAATAACAGAGGATTTTCTTCTTGTTGGAATAAGAGTAATGTAGATTCAGAACTCATTTATAAGCGAGATCTAGTTTGGACGGCGATTAATGTAATTAAATACCTTACTGAATGTGATCAATTAACAGAAGTTCAGCGTATTATTGAAAACATTAATGGCTGTAATGGATTATGTAATAGTACTTCTAATAATTCTTCTAGCAATGGCTGTGGCTGCTCTAACTAAGTTAAAATTAAAAGTAGCCGATGAATTTTAGAAGCTACTATGTCAAATAAAAAAAGGATATAGACCTAATTATGAATTTATATTAGAAGAAATTTCCTTTATAGAATTAATAGAGAAAAAAGAGATAGATGATAAATTATCTTTAACTGCTTTGCAGTATTACTTAAATAATCAATGGCAGATACTACAATCTTAACTCCTGGATGTGATAATGAAGAGGTAACCCCTATGACTGTTGATGATACTATAGAGTATTTACAACATGATAACTTCTTATCAGAGTTTGATACTGAAGATGAAAAATCCGTATCTAGAGAAAACTTAGGAGTTTATCCTAAAACAGCTGTTTATACTAAAGACGAAACAGATTCAAATATCTCAAAATCTGTTTCAACTGTATTAAACGAACATTTAGCAGTTGAGGATCCTCATGGAACTCTTAGTGCTGCAAAAGAGTTAATGGATGGTATGGTAAAGGATGATGGTACAACTCCATTTAAAGCACCTCAAGCAGGTGTAGATCCTACTACTGATAATCATTTAACTACTAAGAAGTTTGTAGAAAAACTAATTGAAAAACATACAAAATTAGTTGGAGAAGACGATCCTCACTAGATATTACCAGAAGTACTTTCTATGTTAGAGAAATATGTTAAATCTTCTGACATATATTCTAAAACTCAATTATATACACAGAAAGAAATAGATAATTTACTTAAGGCGTTTGTTAAGAAAGATGGTAGTACTCCATTTACAATAGCATAGATTGGATCTGATCCAACTGTTGATAGCCACTTAGCTACTAAACGGTATGTAGATAAGACTCTTTATGCTCACTTAGTAGATGTTGACCCTCACGGATTTTTAACTATCTTAAATCAACGTTTAGCATCTTATGCTAAAATTACAAGTGTTTATGATAAGACTCAAACATATAGTAGAACTCAAATAGATTCATTAATTAATAAATGGGTAAACGAAGCTATTGATTTAGCTATTCAATCTTACCAAGAAGAAATTGATGATAGATTTGAGGATATTAAAAATGAGAAATATGTAAAGCAAGATGGGTCTGTTCCATTTAAAAATCCACAATCTGGAGTTGATGCAGTAGAAGAGGATTAGTTAGTTACTTTACGTCAATTAACTACTCAATCTGATGATTTAACTAAACAGATTGAAGATAAGGAATGTACATGGAAAACATCTGGTCCTGTTGAAGCAACTGTTGGATTTGTAGAGGAAGATACTCAATTACAAGAGTATTTAACTTTACAAGAAGTGTGTGATGCTATTTTCTATGGAAAACGTGTTGAATTAACTGTTCCAGAATGGGTTATGATTAATGAGACAGGAGAAATTACTGTTTGTATTCATGGTTCAACAGGGGAAATTGTATTAGTTCAACTTTACTAGGATGATAAAGTGATATATACTTGGGAAGGTGATTCTATTAAAGAAACTTTTGCAACTGGATGTACTACTGTAGATAGTGATGCAATTACTTCTGATGCCACCATTAAAGTAGTAGTAACTTACACTAATGGTACAACACATGAAGATACTAAAATAATAAAATGTTCTATGCCTGTATTTGTTGGATTACTTCCTAAATGGAAAACTGCTAATACCATTACTATGGATTATCTTAAAGAGCTTCAAACTCAAGATACTGAAGGCACACAAAATAGATTTATTGAGTGTGGTCCAGATGTTACTTCAATTAATTTCAAGTATGTGTTTGAAGATGTAGATTTAAGACATCCGTTTGTAGTACTTCCACAATCTTATCCAGATTTGGAATCTTTAGTTACTAAATCACAAAGATTTGGTGTTGAAGCATTTGATGTTATTGATGGTATTCCATTACAAATATGGAATGCATCCACTGAATCTGAAGACAGTGTTATATTTAAGATATATGTTTATAAATAGGCACTTGCTAGTATGAACTAGGAAGTTACCTTTAATTTTGTAAGTGAATGAGTCAATATAGTGAAACAATAGGTAGCTTCAGCAGAACTGGTAATTACCCCCTTGAAGCGAATTATATATTCTCCACTGAATCTGAACTAAAAGCCTTCTATGAAGAGCCTTTAAATAAAGTAACTTTACATAAAGGCTTATTAAAAGTAGTTGAGCAGGATGAAGATGGAAATCAAGCGTTATATTGGGTTACTGAAAATGAAGGTAACTTAAGTTTTCAGAAGCTAATAACACTCATAGATATTGAAACTATCAATGAATAGATTGATGATTTGATTGAAGCTCTCAATCAAGAAATTGAGGAGAGAAAAGCTAAAGACGAAGAATTACTTGGAACAGATGATCTAACTACAATTCCTGGTAATTATGATAGTATTTATGATTTAGCAGAAGCTCTTGTTGAGTTACAACAGAATGTCGATACCTTAGAAGAAGAACTTAAAGCAGCTGATGCATTATTAAAGAAAGAACTACAAGCTACAGTAGGAACAGAAGAGGATGATATTGTTGAGTATTTAAAAACATTAGATTATCCAAGTCTCACTAAAGTATCTGAGGACTTACATAAATTCCTTAATACAATAGATGATACAGATACATCTATTAATACTCTTCCAGAACTTCAGAAGTTCTTAGAAGGGTATGAATATACTCATCCACTTTCAGAAGTATTTACTGATTTTTGGAATAAAATCGCAGGTGATCCACTGCCTACTACATAGTTTAGCACTTTAAGAGGAATACAAGATTTTGTAGAAACTCTTGCATCTGTTACTACTAATAGAGACAATAATTTACAGACAGAAATAAATCAAACACAAGTAGGTGTTGGATTAAATAGTGATGGTTCTTATAGTGCAGACAAAGAAACTCATTATTTACAAGATGCTACTTCTGTTATGAATGCTTTAAAAACATTAGACGCTCTAATTTATACAGCAATTCAAGAATATGTATTAGAAGCATCTAATAAAGATATAGTTCCTCTTGAAGTAGTAAAAACATCTAATGGCTATACTATTGGTGCTAAATTATCTTTATCCAATACTACAGGTAATCAACTTTTAAAGAAAGATGATGGTTTATATTATTCTACCACATTAGATTACTCGAAAGGTGTAATCACTTTAAAAGTTAATGACAATATAATAGCTCAATATGATTTAAATATATCTTCAATAGTCAAGGATGCTTATTATAGTTCAGATACAGAAGAATTAGTATTAGTATTTAATACTGCAGATGGAACTGGACAAACAATCCGAATCCCAGTTGCTGCTCTGATAACAGAATGGGAAGTTGATAATTCCGGTCCAAGTAAAGTAGTTGAATTAACTAAGACTAGATCTGTTAGTGGTAGTGATACATTATCTGGAGATGTTAGAATTTCAACTAACACAGATAATATATTAGAAAAAGATGGGAATACTTTATTAGTAAAGGGTACTTCTGATAATTTAACCCACAACGGACAATCTCTTGAAACATATTTAACTAATTTAGAAAGTACTGCTAACACTCTTTCTACTAACTTAAATGCAGAAATTAATAGAGCTACTACTAAAGAAACTGAACTTGAAAATAAAATTTCTTTAGAAGAAGTTAGGGCTGCTAAAGCAGAAGAGAATATTCAAAGTTAGTTAGATTCAGCGGTTGAACGTATAAGTGCTACTGAAACAGCAATTACTAATGAAGTAGATAGAGCTAAAGAATCTGAATAGAGTATCAAAGATTCAGTAACTAAGGTTTCCAATGATTTAACTACAGAAGTTAATCGTGCAACAGAAAAGGAAACTTCACTAGAAAAAGAAATTAATGATACTAATACTGCTCTCAATACTTTATCTAATACTGTTACCAATATCTCTAATAGCGTTAGTGAAGCTGGATCAGAAATAAAAGACTTACAAGATGCGTTATCTGAAGAGATAACTCGAGCAAAAACAGCGGAAGAAAAGAATGCAACTGATATAGCTACTAAAGCTCCAATTGATTCTCCTACCTTTACTGGAATGCCGCAAGTATAGACTTCTCCAGATATAGATGATGCATCACAAAGAATACCTTCTACAAATTGGGTAACTGAAAAAATTAATAGTATTGTTGCAACCCCTATAGAGGATTTATCAAATCACATTAAGGATTACAACAATCCTCATAAAGTAACTGCAGAATAGCTTAGTGTTTACACTAAATCTGAAGTAGATGATAAGTTAGATGATAAAGCTGATTTAGTTGACGGAAAAGTACTTTCTAGTCAATTACCAGACAGTTTAGTAAATTGGATTGACGTATAATATGGCAGCTGTAAATTTTTATAGAGGTTTAAAAACAAAATATAGTGAGTTAGTATATACTGATGGTATATTTTTCGCAACTGACACACAAGAAATTATAATGAACGGTAAGAGTTTTGGAGGTGGTTCTATTAAAAGTGCTTCATTCTCAAACGGAGTTTTAACTCTCACTTTTTTATCTGGAGAAACCATTGATATTGCTCTTTCCAATGCCACAACGACAGAAGCAGGTCTTATGTCTGCTTCTGATAAAACAAGCCTAGATTTACTTGCAAGTGGAGCAGTTTGTGGTGTAACTTATAATGCAGATTCACGTAAGCTATTGCTTACAGACAAAGATGGAACACAAATAGGTGAAGTTCTGTTAGTATATGCTACCGATTCTAGAGCAGGTCTTATGTCTGCTTCTGATAAAATTCATCTAGACGCAGCACAAGAAAACGTAATTGAAGAAGTACAAGTAGATGGTAATGCTTTAACTGTAACAGATAAAGCTGTTAATGTTGATTTATCTGGTAAGCAAGACAAGCTAACCGCAGGTGATAATATTACTATTGATGGTACTACAATCAGTGCAAAAGATACTACTTATAGTAATGCAAGTGCTGATACTGCTGGACTTATGAGTGCAGAGGATAAAGCGAAGTTAGATACAATATCAGAAGGATCTACAAAAGTTGTTGTAGATACGGAATTGAGTAGTACTTCGACCAATCCTGTATAGAATAAAGTTATTAATAGTGCTTTATCTAATAAGGTAGATAAAGAAACTGGCAAGGGTCTTTCAACTAATGATTATACTACAGTAGAAAAGACCAAGTTAGCAGCTATTGAAGAAGGTGCTAATAAAACAATTATTGATACAGAATTAAGTGCAACTTCAACTAATCCAGTTGCAAATAATGTTCTTAATAATATTATAACCGGATTAAATACTTCTATTACAGAAACATCAGAATCATTAGAGTCATTACAAAGTGAATATACAACAGAAATACAGGATATTAGTACTTCATTAGATTCTAAAGCTGACTTAGGCAGTGATGGAAAAATAATAACTAGTCAACTTCCTTCATACGTTGATGATGTGCTAGAATACGCTACTCTTACTTTATTCCCAACAACTGGTGAAACAGGTAAGATTTATGTTGCTCTAGATACTAATTTAACTTATAGATGGTCTGGTACTACTTATGTAGAGATAAGCCCTTCTTTAGCTTTAGGTGAAACATCATCTACAGCTTATGCAGGTGATAAAGGTGCAGCTAACAAAGCGGCTCTTGACAGTTTACCTTCAGAAATTGTTACTAGTGTAGTAAAAGCAGGCTCTTCTACTACATATAATTCAATAGGTGTTGGTTATTCTCAAAAAGATTCTAATAATCAATATCCACTTGGACAATCACGTACAATATAGTTCGGTTCAGCTACCGCAACTGTAGCAGGATTGATGTCCGCAGCAGATAAAGATAAATTAGACAATATAGAAGCTGAAGCTAATGTAAATAAGATTGAATCTATTAAGCTAAATAGTTCAACATTAGATATTGCTGATGATAAATCTGTAAATATTGATCTCTCTAATTATCCTACTACATCGGATATGAAGGATGCAATAATTTCTACAGCTAGCCAAATGCAAACAAAATTAGTTGCGGGAGATAATATTACTATTAGTGGTAATACTATTAGCGCAACTGATACTACTTATAATGTTGCAACAGTAAGTGCTGATGGATTAATGTCTGCAAATGATAAGATTGCTGTTAATGGTATGTTTGATGAAATAGTTCCATTCTATGGAATTAAATCTATAGAAAGTGCCTCTATTAGTGATGACACCTTTAGTTTAGATGGAACTCGTGATCCAGATGATCCAGAATCAACATCTTTATCAAGTGGAACTAGTTATGTAATATATAATGATACTACTAGTTAGTTTTTAATGTATTGGACTAATAGAAGAACAGGTTCTAGTGCACAACCTTCCACTATATATGTTAAATACTTTGCAAAATGGACTAGTTCAAAGTATTATGGAACTTATAGTAACTATTATAAAACAGGGTATGGACAAACAGGCAAAGGAATACTTTCTGATGTTATATTTGTTGATCAAACTACAGGTAAACATTATCAATACGATGATGGTTTAGTAGAAATTGCTTGTTCTCCTATAGCTACTGAAAGTTCTCTGGGTGTAGTAAAAGTTGGAGAGGGTCTTACTATTGATTCTGCAGGAACACTTAGTTTCGATCAAGAAATGCTCGTTGGTGTTGAGGATGGATTAACTGATGAAGAAACTGCTAGGCAAACCGCTGATACTACTCTTCAAACTAACATAGATACGGAAGTAACTAGAGCAAAGGAAGCAGAGACCACATTAACAAATACTATTGCTACTCTTCAAACTACTATAGATGAATTAACTGCTAGAGTTGCAGCTCTTGAAAATGTTGTAAGTTGGTAATATGATTGATACGAAAATAAGACAATAGGGCTTAAAAGCCGATTATGCACCTGATACAACACACAAGGATGTTATTTATCTAACTACAGATACAGGTGAAATTTATTTTAATGGAGAAACTTTAGGAATATAGATAGAAGGAGAAGGTGCAGAAAACCAAATCTTAGTTTACAATGGCGGAACAAGAAAAGGTAAATGGGTTGATGCAGGAGATATATTGGAATTAAAAGATTATGTTTCTTATGGTGTTCTAGTAGATGAGTCGATCTCTGATCCTCATCTAACTAGAACTGGAAACTTGTCTTTACACAGATCTTTACCAGTTCAATCACAATATAAGGGTTGTGTTGTTAAAGACAATAAAGTAGTATATTACTTAGATGAAGATGACTGGACATATAAAGAAAATGGTAATCCTAGCAAGGGATATACAGAACAACTTTCAGTTTTAGATGGAACTGATGGGGATGTCTGTGTTGAAATACCTTAGTTTTATGGATATTGTTATGACTTAGGTGATGGCAAATGGGATGTTCGTATTTCTTTAACTAAAGTTTCAGATGATTGGTTTGAAATACCCCACATGTATTGGGGCGCATACAAAGGATGTATTGATAGAACCAGTACTTATAAAGCTAGAAGTGTACATAATACTACTGCTAACTTTAGAGGTGGATCAAATAGTCCTACTTATGATTATTTACTAGAGACTAATCCATTCTTCTCTCATTTAGGTAAAGCATCGACTGGTTTTACTCGCCCTCAATGGCGAACTTATTGTATTAATAATGGTGCACAACCTACCAATTATGAATATTATAAATGGGTAGTATATTGGGCATTTGTAATTGAATATGCTAACTTTAATTCTCAAGAAGCGGTAAATTCAGAATTAACTGATGAAGGCTATCATCAAGGTGGATTAGGTTATGGTTTAAGTGATTCAAATTCTGTTAGTAGTACAGGAACTTATGCAACAATACCTTGTGGATATACTAACAGTTTAGGAAATCACTCTGGAGAGGTTAAAATTGTTACTGATTCTTGTGATCTGAAATATGGTGTAGATTCTAGTATTTATAAATGGTATAGTTATAATGGATGTGTTTAGCAATAGACAACTGTTGAGACAACATGGGATGGAGGTAGTTGTGAGAGTAAAAATCTTCATATAACATACTTAAATAATACTACTAATATGTAGTTATATAGTGACAACAATGATGCAGGAACTAGATATTACAGTTTTACAAGTGTTCCTACTGATTGTACTATTACTTTTAGAATAGATGGAAGCACATTAGCAGATCAAACAGAATATAATAAAGAAGAAAATGGTGATACTTATAATGTAACATATCTAGTGGAATGGGGTGTAAATAATTCTAGAAAAACAATACATTTTGAAGGATATAAAGGAGATACGGATATATACTTCTATTATCCAGGTAATTATTCAACAAATGATCCTGTAGTTGCTACTACATTAGCAGCTGTTACTGGAGCATGCCCTAGATATAGAGGAATTGAAAGTCCCTTTGCTGAAATCTGGGAATTTCTAGATGGTTGTATAGTAACTTATGATACAGATTCAAAGCAAAATAAATTATATACAAGTCTAGAATGTCCATATTCTGATACTATTAGTGATTCTGATTATAGAGGAGATGTTTCTAATAGCGGCGGCTTTGGTAAAAAGCTTTTAATGGGTTCTAGGGCTGATTTTTTCCCTGTTACTACTGGTGGAAGTTCTAGTACTTATACTTGTGATAGTTTATGGGTAAATACTAGTGCCGAATTGCGCCTCTTGGTCTCTGGTGGGCGCGCGGTCTACGGTTCTTCTTGCGGTCTCGGCTGCTTGGATGCGTACCGCGGGTTGTCGTACTCGCATGCCGTTATCGGCGGTCGGCTCTTTTTCCTTTCGGTCGGGGCTTGACTACCTTGAGACATACACTTAAATATTTCTAGTTAATTTTAAAAATAAAAACCTCTTGAGCTCTGGTGGGAACGCGAACAACAGTTCTTCTTGCAGTCTCAGCTACTTGAATGCGAACAACAGGTTGTCGAACTCGAATGCCAATATCAGCAGTCAGCTCTTTTTCCTTTCAGTCAGGGCTTTTATGGTTATTATGAAATTCTTTTTATTAATGAAATTAACTATGCCACTAGGCAAAAAATTACGTATCTAACGGCACATTAGTAAACTATATTGAAAGTGTGCTACAACAAAAGAATATCATGAAAAGAATTGATAATTTATATGATAAAATTTGTGATTTATCAAATATTATAGATGCCGCAGCAAATGCTGCCGAAAACAAAAGTAAATAGTATGGAGTACGAATGTTTCTGAAAAACTCCTTTTAGAATTGTATTAATTTATCTGAGTTATTAAAAAAGGAGCAATATAAAACTTCTCCATATAAATTATTTACAATATATGAACCAAAAGAACGTCTATTATATAAATTGCCATTTTATCCAGATAGAATTGTTCATCACGCAATAATAAATATACTTGAACCAATTTGGATGAAATTGTTTACACGAGATACTTATTCCTGTGTTAAGGGAAGAGGTATTCACGGATTAGTAAAAAAGCTAACCAAAGATTTACGATATAATGTTGATGAGACAAAGTATTGTTTAAAATTAGACATTAAAAAGTTTTATCCAAGTATTGATCACGATATATTAAAACAGATAATACGTAGGAAGATCAAAGATAAAAAAGTATTAAAATTATTAGATGAAATTATTGATTCTGCTGAAGGTGTACCAATTGGTAACTATTTATCGTAGTATTTTGCCAATCTATATTTAACTTATTTTGATCATATAATCAAAGAATAGAAAAGAGTAAAATATTATTATAGATATGCAGATGATATAGTAATATTATCCTCTAATAAACAAGAATTACATGAGTTACTGACTTTTATTAAAGAATATCTTTGGAATGAATTGAAATTAAAAGTTAAAGAAAACTATTAGATTTTTCCAGTTGATAAAAGAGGGATTGATTATGTGGGATATGTATTTTATCATACTCATGTTTTATTAAGGAAAAGAATTAAACAAAATATCTTAAAAGCTGCGAGAAATAAGAATATCAAATCTCTTAAAACATATAAAGGTTGGCTTAAATATTGTGATTCTAAACATTTAATGCAAAAAATATATAAATTATCTGGATTAAATTTAGATAATTGGAATGGCAGACAAGTTAATAGAATTGAATTAGATGGAGGAATAATTAAACATATACATAAAATGAAAAATTATTATAATATAGATTTCGTTAAGAATAACAAATCATATTATACAAAAGTTAAGAAATTATGGTTAAAATAAGACAAAAAGGTTTAAAGGCTGATTATAAACCAACTTCTACACATAAAGATGTAATTTATATTACAACTGACACTAATGAAATTCTATTAAATAATTAGCCTTATATTTTAGATATTGATGATCCTACTGAAATATTATCAAATTAGCATTTAGTTTTAGCTAACACTGGAAAAGGAGTTACAAAAGGTAAATGGGAGAATATTTCAGAAATTGATCCAAAGCTATAGTAGCAATTATTAGATGAATACGCTTATGGTGTTGAATGGAATTTTGAAACATCTTCTGACCCGCATTTAACTAGAGTAGGTAATCTTACAATGCATAAGACACTTCCTATTTAGTCTAAATTAAAAGGATGTGTTGCACAAGCAGATCAAATTATGTATTGGCTAAATGAAGAAGATTGGAGATTCAAGAAAGCTCCCACGACTCTTGCTGATCAAACTCTTTCAGTAGCCGATGGAGTTTATACTATTGTTAATGATGTTTTCTCCACACTTCAATATGAAAACCAGTATATAAAAGTTAATGATATAGCTTGTAAAGTTACAGCCATAGATACAACAACTTCAACTGCAACTCTTTCTCCAGAAGAAGATATTGAAGCAGGTACTTATGATGTAGAACTTGGTGCTGTTCTTAACGGATATGATGGGACAGTACGAGTATATATCCCTGCCTTCTATATTAAATCAGTATCTGAAGATACTGTTAGACAGGTATGGTTATCAACAGTTAAAATAGATGATACTTGGACATACTAGCCTTCAATTCTAGTTGATGCATATAGATGTACAGTACTTAATACCGTTCCTACAGACTTTGGTTATCTCTCTACACTTCCAGTAAATAGTGCTATTTCTGTAGTGAATGTGAAAGATTACTGCCGTGGAGGCAATAATCGAAGTACATATGACACTTACCTTACAGACGATCCAAATAGAACTGATTTAGGCAAACCTCGTACTAATATAGGTAGATCTTCTATGAGGACTTATGCACAGAATGTAGGGAACTATATGATGTCTTATGATGAGTATAAGAATATATTTTACTGGTTATATGTAGTTGAATATGCAAACTTTAATAGCCAAGAGGCGTATAATGCAGTTCTAACAGATGATGGATATAAACAAGGTGGATTAGGAAATGGAGTAACAACCTGGGGTTATACATAGTGGCAGTATTATAACAATGCATGTCCTCTTACTCCTTGTGGATATGGTAACAAACTTGGAAATGGCACAGGTGTTATTGGTTTAGTAACACCAGAATTTATAAGTGGAACAAGTACAGTTGCTACTCATACCTTTTCAATGCCTCGTTGGAGAGGATTTGATAATCCATTCGGAGATATTTGGACAAATCTAGATGGCATTATAGTTGACAATGATGTAGATAATCACGCAAATAATATGTGCTATGTATATACTTGCTCTGATCATACTAAGTGTGCAGATACTATTACTTCTGATTATATTAAAACAGGTGAACAACTATATTCATGTGGATATATTAAAACATTTGATTTAGGAGATGCTGCACATATTATTCCTAATGCTGTAGGTGGCAATACTACATAGTATATTTGTGATTATAATTGGGTAAGTAATAAGAATACTACTTTGAAGACGGTGATTGTGGGCGGCGGCGCGTATAGCGGTGCTATTGCTGGTCTCGGCGACTTCAATTCGGTTAATGCGGTCTCGGCTGCTTGGGCGATTGTTGGCTTTCGGTCGGTCTCTTCCTTTATGTCTGTTGTCTAATGGATGGTGTAAAAAGGATAGTGTAAAAAGAGTAAAATAATATTTAAGGAAAATAAAATAGTATAAATAATATAGGAAAATAGGTGTTTTCCAATAAAACCGAAGAAAGCGGATAGGAGTACCCAATCTCCTATCTACGCCCTTCGTAGGAATATATCTACGACATAAGACAGCTGGAGTGATAAAAAAGTTGTTTTATTGTTGCACAAAACACAATCAAAGTGATTGTAGGCAGCAACGCGAATAACAGTGCTAATGCTGGTCTCAGCAACTTCAATTCGAATAATGCAGTCTCGGCTGCTTAGGCGATTGTTGGCTTTCGGTCAGTCTCTTCCTTTATGTCTGTTGTCTTTTTGAAAAATGTGTTTTATATTTTTAAATTTTTGTAAGATATATTTCCTTGCCACTTGGCAAAAGATGACATAAAGACCTCAATTTTGAGGATGAATCTGTGTTAGTAACGTAAGTGAATACTCGGTATTACACTCTTTTCAGTAAAAAATAATTTAAATAGATATATGAAGAGGATAAACAATTTATATTCTCAAATATACAAAACTAAAAATATTTTCCTAGCTGATAAATGTGCTAGAAAAGCTAAGAGAAATAGTTATGGAGTAAAAGATATAACTTTTAAATATGAAATTCCAATTAATGGCTCTGCAACAGGTGAAATTCCAAATGATGTAACAGCATCAGTTCCAAGATGGAGAGGTTTTGATAATTTCTTTGGGGATTTAGAGACTAAATTTAATTATTTATGGGCAACTAATAAAACAGAAGATGGCAAAACTCGTATTACTGATATTTAGGGTAATTATTATACAGTAGATTCTGGTTATGGTCCTGTTAATTCTTTTTATTTAGGTAAAACAGCAGAAATTATTCCTAAAGCATGTGAAGATGAGGTAAGCAGTAATACTTATACTTGTTTATGTGTAAATTTTTCGGACGGCGATCTTAGCATTTATTCTAATATTGAAGCTTCAGTATTTCTCTTTCCAACATCTTCCCATTACCTCGGTATAGTCTTTTATTAGAATAAATATGAGGCTTGTACTCGTAATGAATATGCAATCGGAGAACATATTTATGATACTTGTCCAGTTTTTACTTCTTATATTGAGTACGTAGAGCCATAATGTAGCATAACTTTTATAAATATGTACACAGCAATAAAAATAAATTCAATAACTAAACCAGATACTTTTATTAATTTAAATAATGGAATTTGGTATTATAACTTTAATATTACAGAAGAAACTGTAACAGTATATAATGAAACAGGAGAAGATAAGCAAACTAGATATACTTGGGTTCAAGTAAGAATTAAAGGTACTCCAACTCTTGAAAAATGTTAGGAAGCTATACTTAAAGCATTTAAAAATGAAGATGGAAATACTCTTTATTCTCTTCTAACTATTGATCGTACCTCTACTGATCAAATAGAGGATATTATATATAATATTAAAGTAGATTTTGGTCAAGAAGTAGCTTTATCTGAAGTTGATCAAGCTAAAAAAGATATTACAAGGAAAATAAGTGAGTATGATACTTCAACAAATGTTAATTCTTTCTTTCTAAATGGAATACAAGTTTGGTTAGATAAAAGTACTAGAGTAGGGTTAATGAACTCACTTACTATAGAAAAAGAAGCAGGTAAAACTGAATCTACTTTGTGGTTTAATAATATTAGTTTAACAATTAATATAGAAGCTGCCATGTAGATGTTGAGTTCTTTGGAAATATATGCATTAGAATGTTATAATCAAACTGCTACACATAAAGCTGCAGTTGAAGCTCTTACCACTGCAGAAGAAATAAATAATTATGATTATACAACTGGTTATCCAGAAAAATTAACATTCTCAATCTAATGTTTTCAACTATATGCTTAATTTTATCCTTTTTAATCTGGGTAAGTTATATCATATATGTATATGTTAAATATAAACCAGATAGTATTTCTAAAAGTTATTATTTAACAAAAAATAGAAATACATTTACTTGTTGGATTATATTAATTTCTATTTTAATATTTCCAATATGGGTAGAAATAAGCCCTGTAAACTTTTAGTTTTTACCATTTTTATCTATTATTTCTTTAATAATAGTTGGTGTATGTCCGCGTTATTTAGAATCTGATAGAACAATTCATACTGTTGCTGCAATAGTAACTTGTGTATTGTCTATTATATGGAATATATTAATTGAACTCTATTTTATTCCAATAATTTTATTAGTAATTATAGGAGTATTATATTTATTATCTGTTTCAGATACATTTTTTTGGATTGAATGTAGTGCATTTTTAAATATCTACCTTTCAATTATACTTTACTAATCCGATCTATTTTTAGGTCGGATTTTTTGTTTTTAACAGTTATTAACATAATCTGTCTTGGTTTTGTAAAATTAATGTAATATATTTACGTCATACAATTTTGTTACAAAATTGTTACACTATGCATAGTAGATATATAAGATTAAATTTTTAGTATCAGAGATAAGTTATGTTTTAATAATTCATAATTAAATTTATGACAGACAGTAAAGTTTATATGTTTCCCGAGTCGGGAAATAATAATGGTAGTCTTATAGGTATGTTAGCTCCATTACTTTAGTAGAAAGGTATAGATCCTAATATACTTTTAGCCATGCGAAATAATAATGGGTTTGAAGGTAGTTGGTTTATATGGATTATCCTATTATTCATTATTATGGGATATGGAGGGTTTGGAAATCGAGGTACTGGAGAACTTGCTAATTAGATTAATAATGATTATGGAAGAGATCTTTTACTTTAGGCTATTAATGGAAATGGTACTGCTATTTCTTAGTTAGCTACTACTCTTAATTGTGATGTTAATTCTTTGCAAACAGCAATCAATGCTCTTAGTTCAGGATTATCTCAGGTAGGAAATCAAGTAGGGCTTACAGGACAACAAGTAGTAAATTCCATTCAGAACGGTAATCAACAGTTGGCTGCACAAATAGCTCAATGTTGCTGTGATAATAAATTGTTAATAACAAATCAAGGATATGAAACCAGGATTGCTACATTAGAACAAACTAATCAATTAGGATCTAAAGTAGATGGAGGTACAAGTTCTATCACTAATGCAATAATTAATCAAACAGCATTGATTAATGACAAGTTTTGTGCTCTTGAAATGCGTGATATGTAGGCAAAAATTAATCAATTACAAGAGGAAAAGAGTACATTACAAAGTCATATTAGTAACGCAAACCAAACATCACAAATTCAGTCTTATATAGCAAGTGTAGTTAATCCAATTGCTTAGGAAGTTAACGCTATTAAATCTGCACAACCTGCAACTGTTACATTGCCATATTCTTGTGCTACTGCTGTCCCAACTGCTTGGGCTGCACAATATGGGTTGGGTACTACATACGGCTATTGGGGATAAGAAAGGAGGTAAGTATGGCTTTACTAAATCCTTTTATATGGTCTAATAAAGGTGGAATACCAAGACTTGAAGCTACAAGTGTTTCAGTAGGAACATCTAATGTAACATTCAGTTTTCAACCACATAACTTTTTAAGTGTTCCTTATTCAGGGTTAATACTGTTCAAGCTACCTTCTTATACAGCTCCAACTACTGCTGTTCCCGTAGTGTTTAATACAAATGGTAAGACACAGGCTGTAACAACAATAAATGGAGAAGAGGTAACTTCTGCGGAGCTTAATGGTTCGGGAATATATTTAGCCTATTATGAAAATGGAACATTGTAGATATTAACAGGTATTTAATTATGTTTTCAGCTTTACGATAGGGAAGTACAATATATATACTAGAAAAAGGTGAAACTCCTATATTAAAAATCGGTCAAGTAATAGGTGTAACACATCCATCTTATAATAGTTTTCTAACAGTAGATATTACTGTAAAAGCTAATGAATAGTAGTTAGACTTTAAAAATGTTCCTAGCTCACAATCTACTACAGTCTATAATAATGTTATTATTACTGAAACTAAAGAGCTAATGATAACCGAAATTGAAAATATGATGTAGGCAAGTAGAAATATTATAGATAGTGTGCATTACCATACTAATATTGTATCTTCATGTGAGAATATTTTAAGGGAATTAAATCCCAGATTTGCTAAAGAAAAAGAACGAGATGAAGATATAAATAATTTAAAAATAAAGATAGGAGGTATTGAATCTAAAATGGATGAAATTATTGACTTACTATCTAAAGATAATTTAAATTAATATGAACGGATATATTGAAATAAAAGAGGATTCCTACGAGGACACAATTGAACATCTTACAAGAATTAAGAAGTTAGCTTGTAAGTTAATTAAAATGTTAGCAGAACATTCAGAAGTATATGATGAAGATACAGAAGAAACTACTAGTCGCCGCAGAAGTGGTAGATATAGTTATTAATTCTATTTAGGCGGAACATTAAGATTCCGCCTTTTTTATTATGAAAGAGGATTTTACTAAATATGATATAAAACCAGAAGCTTTTCTTAATTATTTGAGATATTACGGAGAACATTTTAATAATAAATTATGTGAGTTTGCTTGTGGTATGAAGGATTATAATAAAGAAAAACTAAATATACTATTATAGGCGAATAAAATTGAACTACCAGATGCTAAATTAAATGATGCAGTTTATTTAGCTAATTGGTGTAAATCAGTTTTATTTGGATCTAGTATATAGGATGAAAAACATTTAGTTCTATTTTTAAAAGATATATTTGAAAAGGAAGGGGATCTTATTTTTAATAGATGGTATGCTGATATGGCAAAGAAAGGAATACCTATTGAATGGGAAGAAATGATTTAATTTAATGCCTAATGTTCAATTTAATTTGGATATTAGGCATTTTTTATTTATATTTACAGTATGGATAAATGTGTAAAAATCATTAAAGAATAAAAGATGTTAATTTATAAAAAGTTATAAAAATAGAGGAATATGAAATTATTACTGAAAAGAATTGCAAAAAAGAGTAAATATACAATTGGACGTTTATATATAGATAATGAGTATTTCTGTGATACTATTGAAGATACAGATAGAGGTCTTACTTAGTCTATGTCCTTATCAGAAATATAGAAAATTAAAGTGAAGAATGAGACAGCTATCCCTACTGGAACTTATACTGTTACTATGAATGTAGTTAGTCCTAAATTCAAAAATAAAACATGGGCTAAGCCTTATGGTGGTAAGGTTCCGAGACTTTTAAATGTTCCTGGCTATGAGGGAATCCTTTTGCATCCTGGCTCAGACCAAGACAGTAGCAGCGGGTGTCTTATCGTGGGATAGAATAAAGTTGTTGGTAAAGTGGTTAACTCTCAAGCAACTTTTCATAAATTAATGTCTCGATTAAAGGGGATTAAAACAGCAATAATTACAATTCAATAATTATGTCCGATCAAATAAATTTATTTGGATAGAATCATAATCAAGTTGGAACTACTAAAGCAGGATTAATACTTAGAACATCTGGAAGTGTAAAAATATAGTGGGGAAATAAATTTATTGATTTGTTAAAGAACGGTAAATTAAATGTTGATTCTACTTGTATTTTTAAAGCAGATTCAGTTGGAACAAAGGACGGCATATATGTTATTGAAGGTGAAGATGGTTCTGATGTTATTCTTTCAATAAAAGGCGAACAAATTCCTTTATTAACTGAATCTACGAATACTTATGTTTCATTTTTAACTGCTTAGGAAACTACTGCTGATTAGAAATATTAGGCATTAACTAATATAGGTTTTCTTTATAAAGATTTATCTAGTTTAACTGAAAGTAGTTTACAAAATGGTATAGTTTATATTGAATCTGAACAAAGATTATATATTATTAAAGATGGGGCTGCTTCACAATATGTATTAGATATTCCAAATCCATATACTAAATAGTTTGTAATTGCTAAGATAGAAGACAATATTGGCTCTTTAGTTATTCAAGGACAAGGTATAAATAATTCCATAGCTTTTGATCATTTTTATATATATGATACTGGTGATGGATGTGCTATACAAATGAATAGTACAGACGTAGTAAATATTACTCAAGATACAACCCAATTTAGTAATACAGTTGTTACTAATAAAATACAATCAGATGGTGCTACTGCTGGTGTTGGATATAGGTTGTATTTATTAGGTTCAGAATCTACATTAGAAGTTGATAATTTAATTGTAAGAAATGGTTTCTCATCAAATAATTCAGAAGTAATTTATCCAACATATTGGTATTATTCTACTAATATTATTAATTCTGCTGAACTGACTGATGAAGGTTTAATATTAAATCTTAAATATACTAATAATTACTAGGCTGAAGATCTTTTATATGTATTTTATGAAAAAGAAATAGAAGAAACAATAAAAGAGGAAACAGATGATGGATCAGAAGATGGAGAAATTGTAACATCAACAGAACTTATATAGCTTTAGTTAGAAGTCGTTGAATTAGGTGATAATGCTATTATAGTTAAAACAGATGAAGATACTCCAGAAGTTAATGCATTAACAGGAAAAACTGTATTTCTAATTAAAGGTGAAGGAATATTACGCAGAAATTCTAGTAATTTAGATATTATATCTGCTACAACTTTTGAGGAAGAACAAGATGTTGTAAATATTAATTCTAGAATAGGAAATTTAACAGAACTGTCTTTATAGGGGATTGATAATGAATCTTCAGTAGATATATCTGGATATGGTATTTATTCTAAAAACTTAGTAGCAGAAGCAGCTTAGTATCAATCAACTTATAATCTTCCAGATGACGATAATTCTTCTAAATTTGCATCTACTGAATGGGTTAAAAAAGTTGTAAATTCTGAGATTCAAAGTGAAACTGTTGCATAGGATTTTACTACAGATGTTGTTGATTTTAATATTGTAGATTATTTATCTCAACAGTTTATAATGGATATTGTGAATGCACAAGCAGTTAATACTTCTACCGCTTACAAAGGGTATCACGGATATGTAACGGTAACTAATGCTAATGAGAGCGTTACTATATCTGGATTAATTAGATCTAAATTAAAAGATGGTACTTACTCTTATCGTACTATTACAGGAATTTGGGATGGTACAAAATGGATTGGAACTGCTAGTTACTTAATTAAAGATCAATTTAATCCTGGGTATTACTGGAGTTCAGAAAAAACTGATGATAACACTCCCATCTTTCCTACTTATATTGGTACTACCATACAGAATTATACTATTTCTGAACAAATTCCTTATATTTGGTACACTAATGATGGGAATACTTGGACTTTACTTTATTATTATATTAATCCTGAATCAGCAAAACTTTATATAGCATCAACATTAATGGCACCTCATTTAAATTCTGATGGGACTACTACAAATTGGATGGGTGGATTTATAGCCTATTGTAAAGCTAATGGAGATAGTTATACAGTAGCTGAAAATGATTATATAGTAGGCAATTTTATTCCAGCTATAAACGAATTATCAGAAATTGATTTATCCAAATTGCCTAGATTAACTGCTGATGCAATTCCTGGTTATATTCCAAATATTATAGGATATAAATATATATGGAGTATTAAAGGAGATGCAACAGATTCTGAAAAAACAGATATTAATAATTGGACTTTAGAATCCAGTTTTGGAACTATATCTGGTTTAAATCACATGAATATTGGAGAAAATTCTGGAACTGTTAATGCTTGTGTTATATCTAATCATAGATGGGTTAAATATGATCCTAATACAAAAATAGTAACAGAATGGTTATATCCTACTAGTACAGGTGTAGAATATTGGAGTGATATACAAGGAACTCCTGATAATTGGCAAAATTCTACATGGAGAAAATATTTTTTAATGAATATTTTAAGAAGGTGGTTAGATTTAAATATTCAATTTTATGATACTAAATGGGGATTTACTTTTAACTGGTCTGGAGAATCCAGCTGTTTTAATATATCTGGATATACAAATATTGCTACTGGAGAAATAACTACTCCAAGTTCTGACGCGGATGATAATGATAGTTTTATTCCCACTTCTAAGTTATGGTTGCTTACTGGAGAAGTTTGTGATTATGGATATAAAGCAAATTTCTATTTTAAAAATCTAGAACTTGGAAAGATAATGGAAAATGTAGGTTTAGCAAATCAAAATAGTGAAATAGAAAAAGGAACAATTGTTGAAACTACTGCTTATGATATTAAAGAAGCTGATGATTATGCTATTATAGTAACTGATATGAAAACTGGAAAGCAATACTTTATAAGTAGTAACGGAACAGTCACAAAATAATAATTTTTAAAATTCACTATATTAATTTGGAATTTGTGTTTAAAAAGATTATATTTACCTAACTAATAAAAATTATGAATTATGGAAGAAGGAATTAATGATTTAGACTTTTTAGATGAAGTCGATGATTTTGACACAGGTGAAGACACCAATTCACAAAATAATTTAGAATAGGAAAATTCTGGTGAAGAAAGTAATCCTATTTTTAATCCAGATGAAGTAACGAGCGATGAATCTCTTATTTCTTCATTGTTACAATTGAAAGGAATAGATGATAGATCCAAAATTAAGTTTGAAAATGAAGAAGGATCTATAGAAGAAGTAGATTGGAACACATTAAGCAATGAAGATAAAGTTAATATTTTGAAATCGGATGATCAAAATAATGACTTAGATGATTCTGAAATTCAGTTAATCAATTCTATTCGTAATAGTGGTATGTCTCCTGCAGAATACTTACAATATGTCACTAATGATGGAATTAACCATTATATACAAAATAACCAATCAAATGGTTATCAGTTTACGGTTGACCAATACAGTGATGAAGATCTGTTTAAAGCAGATTTTATAAGTAGAATGGGAGATGTTACTGAAGAAGAAGCTCAAGAGGCTCTTGAAAAAGCACAATCTAATGAAACTTTATTTAAGAAATAGATTGATGCTATTAGAAAAGAGTATAAAACGATTGAGGAAGAGAATCTTAGATAGGAGCAAATAAGTCAAGAACAAATAGCTCAAGAACAATATGATCAATTTGCTAATCAAATTGGAGATGAAATAAGTAATTTTACAGAATTTTCTGGGTATGATTTAAATTTAGAAAATGATGATATGCAAATGCTGTATGATTTCATAACAGGAACAGATGCAGCAGGTAATAATTATTTTGCTAAAGCATTATCAGATCCGAAAACTCTTGTACAAGCAGCTTGGTTCACTTTGAATGGTCAGCAAATGATAAATGATATAACAGAGTATTTTCAAAAAGAAATTACCAAAGTAAGAAAAGAAAGTTATGAAAAGGGTAAATTAGATGCAAATAAACCTACTAATACTGTCTATCGCAATAAAGGACATTAGTAGGAAGATTATAATTTAGACGATTTTTAATTAGAAATAATATGTTAGTTGCAAATTTTACAAGTAGAATACCTACTATGGGTCTGCTGTAAGTTTGGCCCCTGTTAATAGTGATATTAATATGCAAACTCTGTGAATTGCTGGGATTCCTTCAAATATTTGGAAAATCAGCAGTTTTATCTTTGTGAAAAGGTAAAATTCAACGACTAATGTATAACACGAGCACAGAGGTTCTAATTTAGTTAGAATATGATATAGTCTGAGCTTACATGATGATAAAATGTAAGAATTGTTAGATAAAGAGCTAACAAGGTAACAAAATTTGCAAACTAAAACATACGAGGATTGGTCAAAGTACCTGGGCAGTAAGCCCCACCGTCTTGGTGTAGTAGCTCGTATGTACACTGATAATACTTTGAACTTTATTACAGATGGTCTTAGGAACGTCTATTACAAGGATGAGAAAGCAGATCAATTCTAGCTTTCTAGTTCTTTATTGTTTGAGTGGAATGTAGAAACAAATAATATCAAACACATAGAGTTCGCTGAAGTACCAGCTGAAACTGGAGAAAACGGAAATGAAATAACGATGGCGTTCAAAGAGAACTATTATCAGAAGTATGACATCTTTAGAATTGATAAGACGAAGCAACAGTGTCAAGTTGTTAGCCGTCCAATTCGCAAGCGTGATGATTACTGGGAAGTACAAGTTCGTTTGATTGATAATAACTTTGATACGATCCTTGATACAGATGGATGCCAGATTGGTGATACTACAACGTTCCAATCTGTTGCAGTACCCGAATTGAACGAGGAAGGTTTAAATTTAAGATAGCTTTCCTCCGTTAAGTTAGTTGCTTAATGAAAAATTAAATAAATATTTCTAATTGCTGGAATGCTAAGTTCTTATTGAATATGCCAATCAGCAGCAAAGCCTTAGAAAATATAAGCTCAAAGAGAAATACTAAGGAATGTTCAACGACTAGTCTAGATAGACGTAGGGGAAATCAACCCCGAAATGGAATAAATCTAAAATTTAAATACAATGAAATATATAGTATATCAAACGACCAATAAGGTCAATGGAAAAATTTATATTGGAGTACATAAAACCGAGACTCCGGATGATTTCGATGGATATTTAGGAAATGGAATCTATATTTATCGACCTTCTAGTTATATGCATCCAAAAACGTATTTTCAGTATGCTGTAAAGAAATATGGTATTAAAAACTTTATTCGTACTACAATTAAGGTTTTTGATATAGAAGCAGATGCTTATAAAATGGAAGCAGACTTGGTAAATGATGAATTTATACAAAGAGATGATACTTATAACTTAATTTTGGGAGGCAAAGATGTATCTCAATTTATGGTTAAAGTTTATATGTATGATCTTAATGGAAATTATGAAATGGAGTTTGAAAGCTTAATTGCTGCAGCAAAATATTTGAATCCTAACGCAAAAGGAGGAGGACATTTACCTAGAGCAATAAAGCATAGGCATCAATTTCTTGGGCATCAATTTTCGTATGAAAAGGTTGATAATATAGGACCTATAAAAGCCATGAAAAATCGAACTCATGTTGAAAAACCTTATACAGGAGGGAAAGTAGGAAGATTCGATAAAGAAGGAAACCTATTAGAAACGTTTGAAACAATGACTGACTGCGTTAAAGCAGGATATAAAAATGCAAAGTTAGTTGCATTAGGAAAAAGAAATATATGTAAAGGATTTGTATTTAAATATTTAGATTAAGATATAGTCTGAACAGTATAGAAACATACTGATTAACAATAATTGTATTCAAAATTCCAATCTCAGATGGAGTTGCATTAGATATTAATTACGGTGCAACTTCGAGTTCGCTCAAAATAAACTCCTTTAATTGCTGGGATCTCTCTATGAGACAATCAGCAGCGAAGATTCTACAATAGAATAACGTTCAACGACTATCGAAAGTATAGGTTAAATACCGAATAAACGAGTAGAGTACACTTATCATAAGTGGAAACAGGGAGCACCTTTATAAGGTGAAGATATAGTCTAAACTTATATGTGAATATAAGAATAATTACGTAATTTCATGACAACATTCCGTTGCGATGCTAGTTGGTCTAGCTTATATGCAATTCAAGAGAATGTATTTATGAGTATCTGTGATGATAAGGATAAAACAAAGACCGAAGGCGTATATAAAATGCTCAAGAAGGAAAAAGAATTACTCGATACCTTCATGTACGCCATGAATACAGGGTGGAAGTAAGCTAGCCCTGATTAAATTCTTCTAATTGCTGGAAACCTCAAAAGGCAATCAGCAGCAAAGATTTAAAAACTAGTGACAAACAGTTTTAAATAATGTTCAACGACTATCCGTGATAGGATAAGTAAAATTTTACTGAAATGGAGAATAATTTTAAATATATAGTATATCAAACAATAAATATTAATAATAATAAGATTTATGTGGGGGTGCATAAAACAAAAGATCCTTCTATATTCGATGGATATATAGGAAATGGTGTAAATATCTATCATCCAAGTACTTATGTAAAGCCAAAATATCCTTTTCAATATGCTGTAAAAAAGTATGGGACATCAAGTTTCAGAAGATCGGTGTTATATATTTTTGATAATGATAAAATGGCATATAACAAGGAGGCAGAAATAGTAAACGAAGAGTTTATTAAACGCTCTGATACATATAATGTAATTTTAAGTGGAAAAATACATCCTACTTATTATATTCGATCTTGTATATATCAATTTGATTTACAAGGTAATTTAGTAAAAAAATGGAATGATATTTATGATGTTTCTGAATTTTTATGTACTTGGAAAGAATCAGTATATTCAGCAATTAGACACAAATCTCGATTGTATAATTTTTATTGGAGTTATTCTGATAGTATTAATCTTTCTGAATACTCTAGTCCAAATGAATCTAGGAAAGTTTATCAATATAATAAGGATGGAAAGTGTATAGCAATTTATAATACTATTGGAGAAGCTGCTAGATATAATAATGTTCAACCAGGACATATAATAACTTATATTAAAGCAGGAACCTTTTCTAAAGGAGAATATTTCTATTCTTATGAACTATATGATGAGTATGTTTCAAAACCTAGATTAGATTTAAAAGGAAAGACATTATATTTATATGATTTGGATGGAAATTTTATTAAATCGGAATTTATAGTAGATTTTAAACGAGAATTTGATATTCATACATATAAAGAAATTTCTAATATAATTCTAAATAAATCTAGCTTAAAAGGATTTCAAATTAGATTAGAATATACTGAAACAATAGAGAAATATTCTCCAAAAAATAAGAAACGTGCCGTAGAAGTTTATACTATTGACGGTTCTTTAGTTGGTGAATTTGAAAGTGTTACTCTTGCTTGCAAAACTCTTAAACTTGATTCATCTACTGTATCTAAAATATTAAGAGGAGTAGCAAAAACAACCAAAGGATATACTATAAAATATAAAAATTAAAGATATAGTCTAAACAATATAGAAATATATTGATTAATATATATTGTATGCTTTAACAAAGGCAATATAGATGTGAATTAACTTACGGTTCACAATAAACTCCTTTAATTGCTGGGACCTCTTACAGTGTAAGACAATCAGCAGCGAAGATTCTACAATAGAATAACGTTCAACGACTATCGAAAACATAGCATTTATTGCAAAGAAGTGAGTAGAGTACATTAAAAATAATGGAAACAGGGAGCATCTCTAAATAAGAGATGATGATATAGTCTAAACTATATAGTAATATATAGCTAATATATTGGGTAAACCAACAATCACAGATCCTAAACTCCTGTGTTGGGATCTTGCAGCGTGAGCTGTATAACAAATAACTCCTTGAATTGCATGAAACTCCTAAATTGTTAGGACAACCTGCAGCTAAGCCTTTTATAGGAAAGTTCAACGACTATCGAAAGCGTAGGTATAAATACTGAGTAAGTGAGTAGAGTAGAGAGTAAAATCTCGAAGTGGGGAGCGTCTCTAAACAAGAGATGATGATATAGTCTAACCTATATAGTAATATATAGTTAATATATGGACACAGGTCGCGGTATTTATATAGGTGAGGGTAGAGTATCTGCCCCTTAGTATCGTAAGATACTTCGATCAGCTGCTTAATTCGGTGAACCCTGAGATGGGAATACCGAGCCAAGTAAGATAATAAAATTATCTGGGCGTGTGTAACGACTATGATATATTATAAATTAAAATTTTCATCAATAATTAATAATTATTAGTATGCAAAAAAGAAAAAAATCACTGTTAATTAGCTTAGTATTAGGTGATGGACATATTGCTAAATCTGGAAAGGGTAATTGCTTGCAAATTACTCATAGTATTAAACAAAAAGAATATTTTGAATGGAAACGCCAATTAATTGCAGATCTTTTAGATTGTAATTTACCTGGAGTTTATCATAGAGAGGATTCAAGACATAACGAATTTTCTCTTAATAAAAGTCATAGATATTTTCGTATCATTAGAAAATGGTTATATAAAAATGGTATTAAGCGATTTAATAAAAAAATATTAGATTATATTACCGCAGAGGGATTGGCTATCTGGTTTATGGATGATGGTAGTCATTGTGTAAATCGCAGAAAATCTACAGGAAAGGTAATGAGTCATACTTTTAAATTATATACATTTACTAATGAGGAAGACACAGATAATATTATTCAAATGTTTAAAGAAAAATTTGGCATTAATGTTTATAAATTAAAATATATAAAAAAGGACGGTTCTCTTAGTTATTATTTACAATGGAAAACAAGAGAAGGTAGAAAGTTTTGTAATTTAATTCGTCCTTATGTTATCCCGTCAATGCAATATAAATTATTGCAACCAGGAGAATAATATATCTTTAACAGCAGCCAACCAGAAATGGTTGAAGATATAGTCTAAACAAATACAAATTAAAGTATTTGATTAACAAAATTGTTGATACCTCAAATAGAAGCCGCATGTAACAAATATTGTTACAATAATAAACCAACATTACCTCTGTTTAACCAGATTATGAACGATATGGCTGACAAAGCCCAGTCTGATACTGGTGGGCACTGGGTGTTTATAGTAAACCGCAAATTATGGAATGATGTGAACACAGTTCTTGGTGAGTATCTCGCTAATTATAGAACTGATGGTACTTATATGTATTCCAAGTCTGCAAACAAAGGTATGGGTGGTTATGTCAAGGTCGGAGCAACCTTCGACACATATATTTACGCCGGTGAATTGATTGCCGCATAAATTAAAAATAATTTATGAAAATTTATTTAATTGCTGGAACATCTTGAAGTTTAATAAGCTATAAAGGAATTAGTAATAATAAACTTGAAAGCTCAAAAATTATTAAATATAAGACAATCAGCAGCGAAGCTTCTAAACTACTAAAGCATGAAGAACGTTCAACGATCATCCCTTTGGGAGTAGATTAATATATTAATCGAAATAATAAACATCTTATGGAATTAAAAAATATAGTTTATATAACAGTTAACTTATGTAATAGTAAATTTTACTTTGGGGTTCACAGAACTAATCCAGAAGTTTTTGACGGATATATTGGTGCAGGAATCTACAGACAATCAAATGCCACATTAGATACTGCCTTTCATAAAGCTGTGCGAAAATATGGTTATGATAATTTTAAAAGAACTATAATTGCTATTTTTCCAGATACAGAAGAAGGAAGAGAGTAGGCTTTTAATTTAGAAGCAAGTATAGTAACTAAAACTTTGATTAAAAGTAAAAATTGTTATAATTCTGCTTTAGGAGGGCAGGGAAGTACAAATATAGATACAAAACGTGTTTATATGTTTAATTTGAAAGGAAATTTTTTAAGAAGTTTTTCTAGTATTAGAGAAGCAGCAAACTTTATTGATTCTACAAATGAATATAATGTTTTAAAAGCTATTAGAAATAATTGTTTGGGAAAAAATAGTAACAGCAGTTATGGTTATTTTTGGAGTTATAAGAAAAAATTTGAAAATAATAATCATTGTAATAGAAAAGTAGCACAATACACAATTTCTGGAAAATTTCTTAGATATTATGATAGTATGACTGAAGCAGAACAAGAGCTTCAAATAAGTACAATATATCAAGCTATTATTAAAAAATTTACTTCTGGAGGATTTCAATGGAGATATTATGATGGTGATACATCTGATATATCGACTTTGATTTCTAGGAAAAATAAAAATTTAGTATTACCTATTAAAATGTTTTCTAAAGATGGAACATTTATAAAAGAGTATAACTGTGTAAACGATTGTGTAAAAGAAAATCCAAATTTATCTGCCAGTTAGATAAATAGAGTTTTAACCAAAATAATTAAATCTCATAAAGGTTTTACTTTTACATACAAAGATGAAGATATGATCTAGTCTATTTAGAAATAAATAGTATATCGAATGAAATTTCGTTTGTGGTAGATAGAGCATTAACTCGTGAATATCCAGATAAGGGTTATGGAGTATGCATCGATCTTACCGCAGATAAAACATCTGGAACTCCTGCTGTTGCAAAATTCAGTATCACTGGAAAAGATTTCATGACCAACAAACTTATAGGCGTAGGCGGGTATGATGGAAAAAGTTCTGGTGAAGTTGCAAGCAATGTAGCAGGTTCTAAGCTAATAATGATGGGCTTAAAAATATTTATTTGACAGCGTAGGTCCATCAATAAAAAATTCTTTTAAGTGCTGGAAAGTAGCATAACTGATATTAACTTGTTAAGTTTTAATAATAATATTAGTGCTATAATCAGCAGCCAAGATGTATTTGTAATTCCTTTAGGAATTAATACACAAGGTTCAACGACTAGGCGCAAGCCATAGATTAATTTATTAAAATTAAATCGAAATGGAGAATAATCAAATCAAATATATTGTATATTGTACTACCTGTACAATTAATAAATTCATTTATATTGGTTATCATAAAACCAAAAATCCAGATATTTTTGATGGATATATAGGAAATGGAATTTATATAAATAATCCAAGTACCTATAATAATCCTAAACAAAAATTTCAATATGCTGTAAAGAAATATGGTCCTTCTAATTTTATAAGAAGTACAATTGCCGTATTTAATACCGAAGAAGAAGCGTTAGATTTAGAAGCGGAAATAGTAAATGAAGAATTTCTTAAACGGTCTGATGTATATAACGTGGCATTAGGAGGTTTAGGAGGGAATTGGATAATAACAGCACATAAAACTTATCAATATGATTCTGAAGGAAACTTTTTAAATGAATATGTATCTATTAAAGATGCTTCTATGAAAATTAACCGATCTTTCAGAAGTTTATGGAGGGCTATTAATGATAAATGTAAGTGTGGAGGATTTTTTTGGACAGAAACGAAATTTGATAAATTAGATTTATCAAAAATGAAATTATATGAAGGATTACACACGATACCTACTTTTCAATATGATAATTTGGGAAATTATGAATGTTGTTATGATTCAATTTCTGATGCTGGAAGAATATTAAATATTCATTCAGCAAATATTTCTAGAGCAATTAAATTAGGAGAAATATGTAAAAATAAGTATTTTACAAATATCTATGCTCCTAACTATAGCATTTCAAAAGATAGACAAATTAAATCCTTTGAAATACACCAATATGATTTAGCAGGTAAATATATTACCTCATATAAAAATATGCAAGAAGCTAAAAATAAATTAAAAATTAAGGCAAATATTTATACTGCTATTAAATTGGGGCAAACGTGTGGAGGTTATCAATGGAATTTTGAAAAGTTGCCTCAAATGCCTCCTGTTAAATCTAAATCTGGAAAAGCTCGAAGAGTTGGTAAATTTGATAAAAATAATAATCTTGTGGAAGAATATAAGTCCTTAGCAGAGTGCAAAAGAATTAATGGAGCTTCAGTAGAACACGTTATTAGGGGTAGAAATGAATTTTCTAAGGGGTACAAATATAAATATTTAGATGATTAAAGATATAGTCTGAAATTTAGTCAATTTTGACGCTGGTGTAGCGGCTTTCACTCCTTATAGGTCAGTAATTGTCCGTGAGGCTTAATTGTGAAAGCAAGAATTTAAAAATAAAATAAAAAATAGAAATATAGATTAGTAAGGGAGAGCCTTAATACCCTCTCCCTTACATTATTTAAATGTTAAATGAATTAATATGGCAAACAAGACAGTTACTAAAACTGATATTGTATTTGATGGAAAAATTATCACATTAAGAAGTGTGTATGATAAGGCAGGAATTAAATATTTTATTCAGCCTTGTAAAAATAAATTAGGTCAATATCCTCCATGCATCAAACGTGTGGATTCTACTGGGAATATGATTATGAGTGAAAAAGAAAGAGACGCTTGGTCTGAAGGCAAAGCTGTTTTCTTTCCAGAAAATCACATGTTTGAAATAACAAGCGGAAAGACCTATAACTTAGATGATCCTCGCGAAAAAGCAGAGTGGGATGCTATATGTAATTGCCCTCTTATTGCTCCTAGCAGGGATGCAAGAGATGCAAATGGAAATCTTATTATAGATGGACCGCAATATTCTACCTTAAAGAAACCTGCTCGTATGGGTGTAGCAGAGCTTTATGTTGATAGACCTGGATTAGATACTCAACGCAGAGTTTCACATAAGAAACTTGTTCATACTGCTGAATCATATATTTATGATGATGAGCGTGGAACAGATGGTCGTTTGAATATGGCTAGACTACTTGGTAAGAATATGAAGAATCAACCAGATGCAGATGTTACAGACTTCTTAATCCGCATTGCCGAGAAAGAACCTCAGAAGATTATCAATCTTTATACAGGTGGAGAAACATCTCTTCGTCTATTGTTTATAGAAGCTCGTGAAAAGAAAGTTATCTATATTAAGAATAAGTTATACTTATATGGAGATAATATTGTTTTAGGAGCAACAGACGATGCGGTTATCGCTTGGATGAAAGATCCAAAGAATCAAAAGGTTCTGGAATTAATTAAAAAAGACACTTATCCAGATTATTATCCTAGTGCTGAATAAGATATGAATTTGTAGCTGAAAAACTTATTTAAATGACAGCTAGACAAGTATGGGAAGGCATGTTAACAGAATTAAGTAAAGTTAATGCACCTAGTATGCTATTATAGGACTTTAATTATTTCTTTAACAAAGCCATTCGTCAATATATAAATAAACGCTATAACATCTATGATGTTAATTAGCAGACAACTGACGATCTTAGAGTTTTAAAAGCTACTACAATACTTGATGTTAATAAGTCAACATAGTTTGAACCTTATAATGGAATTTCAGACTTGGGTGCGGGAATATCTAAAATATTTGGAGCAACTTATGAAGTATAGCTTCCTCCCGATTATATGCATTTACTAAACTGTATTTGTATATATAAAGTTAACAAACGATTTAAGTGCTATAATGAAGGAGATGATGTTTAGTTTGCTGCTAAACGTCTTACAGCAGATGCTTGGTCAGTAATAATAAATGATTATTATAATAGACCTCTCCCAGAGAGACCTTATTATTATTTACATCAAGTAAATACTAATGAATGGATTCCTACTAATCCACTTACGAATAGTGAAACCTTATCTGCTAATACTAGGGGTACAGACCCAACAAAGGAAATTTCTTCAAGTACACTTAGTGGAGAAGGGTTAGCACCTAGAAAAGTATCTGTTTCTGGATTTACTGGTGATATGGTAGAAAGAGAAGCAGGTATGAGGTATGGAAATAGTAGTAATGTAAGACTCGAAATTCGTTATGGTCATGATGACACTGTTTTTAAGTTAGAAAAAGTGTTTATTGACTATATAAAAACACCACAAGAAATAAGATTAACATAGGAACAAGTTAATTTAACAGAAGACACATCACAAATCATGGAATTTCCAGATTACGTGTGTCAAGAGATAATAAATGAGCTGACAAATTTGGTCATGGAGAACACAGCTGATCCAAGACTTTAGACACATCCAGTTATAACTTAGTCTATTGCTAATCCAGCTCAAGCATAGACACCACAAGCTACTCGTGAGTAGTAAAATTAAAAATTTAAATTATGTTTACATTTACAACTACTAATGTAATTAATTCTAACAAAGACCTTACTACTGGTAAGCCTCTTTGGAGCGCACAAGTTGCAACAGCAGATAAAGGAGCAAGTTTTAATGTAAAGCGTGTTAATAACTTTAAAGCAGAGAATGTTGAAGCTATTTATAAAGCAGAAGCTAGTGATCCAGAACTTGCTGCAGTTGCTATAGATCTTTCTCAACTTAATGCAACAGAAGGTGAGCAATATCGCCTTGCATTATATATTGGTCTTACACAAGCTTCTCAGAACTCACGTTATTCCAATGATTTAATATTCAAAGGTAAACCTTTTACTGTTGAATTTGTTTGGAAAGCAGATGCTGTTACTACTGTTGAAAATCTTGTTAAGACAATAAAGAAATATGAACTTCTTGTTTATGGTGAGAAGTTATTGAATATTTCTTATAGTGGAAATTTCATTCTTCTTGAAGCTACTACTGAATATCAAAGATTCCGTAAAGTAAACCTTGAAAAATTTGATGCAAGTGCTCATTTTGGAATGGGTGATTATACAGTAGTTCGTTCTCTTGAAGATATGACTGAAATGGATTCTAACTCTGCAGTAACTGATGCATTTAAGAGTGGTTCTACAACAACGCCTACAGAAGGTTATTTTGTTGGAAAAGAAGGTTTTGGAACTTATTCTTATCTGCTCCACAATCTTCGTTTGCCTACTTCTGCTCGTACAGATGCATTTGCTATTAATCAAGACGAAACTCCTATTGTGGGGGCTAAATATGATCAATATACAATTCGTTATTGTGTTAATCGTGGTCCTCTTGGTACAAATGCAGTAGGTGATTAGGTTAAATCGGTTACAACTCATGTATTTTATGTGAAGAGTGATTTATCTGATGATTTTAAGACAAATCTTGAGACAATCGCAGGAACTGCTGGTATTATAACAGTACCAAAAGTAGTAACTCCTTAATATTGTTATTTCATAGGCGAGGGCGCAATTTCGCCTTCGCCTTTTTTCTTTTTATTATGTACACAAAAGTATCAAAATTAGCTTCACAAGTTTATAATAATATAAACTCTGGGCTACAAGGATTCAGAACAAATGATTCTATGTCTCTTGAATTACTTGCTGATTCAGTTGTACAAGAACGATTACAAGTAATTAAAGAGTACTCATTAAAAGGAATATTACCTGTAAAGGATTTATATATATCAGTTAACTGTATTCCAGTTGATTGCAAAGATATTGAAAGATGTAGGTGTAATATGGGAAGTAGTGATGATTGTGAAAATACTGCCACAGCACATTTTGAAATACCCCAAATTGTAAATGATTATGGAGCTATGTCAATAGACTATATAGGTTCAGCAGATCATCAATATCCATTTCTTTATTCAACATCTTCAACCATATTTAGATAGAGGAAATATCGTAAAAGAGGAAAGAAAAAACCTTTTGTTTGGATAGATACTACTCCAAATGAAAATGGAATGTATGATTGCTTTGTGTTTAATGCTCCTCTTTTAAGTACAGTATCTATATCTGCGATATTTAAGGATTTAAGACAATTAGAAGGGTATGGGTGTTGTGAAAGTAATTCTGATGATAATCTGAGCTTTATTGATAATGAAGTTGTAAGGCGTTTAACTCAAAAGATGATTAACTGGTATCGTGCTTATGCATAGATTCCAGGACCTAACACACAAGCATACGATCAAGGATAATGAATAACTTCCATTACGCGCTAAGTTTAATGAATACCTTATATGGTATTGAAATGCAAGAAGACGATTTTGAAGAAGCAGCATTGATTGCTTGGGGTCTTATTGGTAATAAAAGAACAAGATTATATAGATATAGTACTTGTGTAGAGGATTGTTCTGAAGGAATTTAGCTTCCATGTAACTGTGAACAATTAGAAGCGGTTACAACTGATTTTGAAGAGTGGGATTATTCAACAAACGATACACCAAATGGTAATGATTATTCTGCGTTTGTTGAATCATATATAGAACACCGAAAAGCATTTAGAAATCCTTTATATTTGTCAGGTAAACTTATAAGATATGAACGAGTAGGAGATATGCTTTATTTTGATAGGCCTCACGGACGCATTAATATACTTTATAAAGGAGTAATATTAGATGATGAAGATCTTCCAGAAATTACTGACAAAGAAGCAACTGCTATTGCTGCTTATTGTGCCTATGTTGTTAAATTTAAAGAAGGAATGATGACTAATAATGCTGGCATAATTCAATTAGCTAATGTATTAAAGTCAGATTGGAACATTAAATGTGATTAGGCTAGAGCAGATCACTATATGTCTCAGAATGAATGGGATGAGGTACTTGACGCGAAGACCAGTTGGAATAGAAAGCAATATAATAAATCTTTAAAACTATATCACTAATATGCCAAGACTTGCATTAGGTTGTGCTTTTAATTTGACCGATATGTTTATGAATATGCCTCTTAAGAAATTGAAAATGAACTGTTACCAATGCAAAGATCTAATAGGAACTTGTCATCGAGATAAGTTAGCATCAAAAATATTTACTAGTTGTTTAAAGTTAGTTATAGAGGATATAGTACAAAACAATGTTACTTTCTGGTTTCCTATGAATGGAATTAGAAAGTGTAATATGCATATAAAGAAAGTTGATGGGGATGAATTTAAGATTTGTCGTAGAAAAGGAAAATGGTTAGATGTTGATTTTTTAGCATCTGATTTTTCTGGATATGAAATCAGATTATTTATGTCTGGAAATCGTACCCCTCGCGAAAAGATAGTTTATGTTACTTCTAAATATAAAAATATAATCACAGAAAAGACCAATCAAGGTTTTGCTTACGGAGATGGTAAAAATGATAAATATTTAAAGGATTATCTCGATTAGGTATATGTTTTATATCCAAAAGTATTAAAATCTGATATAAAAAAAATTTTAAATTTTGGATGGAAGTCATTATATTTACATAATAGTTATGGTGGAGACACTTTAATAACTAATAATAAAGATGTTTGGGTTTATATTGGAAGATTAAAGAAAAAACCTTTAGATCATTTCTATTATTATATAAGACGATTAACTGTTAAATTAAGAGTCATATATAAAAGAAAGAAATTTAAATGGGATGGTTATTATTATTTTGCATTATCTAATTCAAGATATGAATATTATTTATCTCAATTTAACAAAAGAGGACGCAAAAGAAGAACTTTTGATTTTGGATCTGTATTCTTATATGAAATTCTTGATGAATGTAGAATAAACGAACATTATAAAAAATATATCTTCCGAGTTCCTTATATATCTTATGTTAAAATAAAATTTTTTGCTAGAGATCTAAAAACAGATAAAGCCGAATTAATTGAAATACGCGAGCCTATGAAATTTAAAGATATATCAGTTTGGGAAAATAAATATTCCGTTTTATGAAGAAACAAGAAGCCATTAATACGTTTACTGGTGGAATGATCAGTGATTTTAACCCAATTATCACCCCAGATAATGTATTAGTTAATGCATTAAACGCCACCTTAATTACTATGAATGGTAATGAGAATGCATTATAGAATGATATGGGTAATGGAAGAGTAGAAACAGCCTATTTACCAGAAGGATATATTCCAGTAGGTACTTGTGAATATGGCGATATAATTTACATTGTTTCTTTTAACCCTCTAAATAATAAATGTCAAATTGGATGCTTTCCAAGCCCAGAACGTAACATTGACAGTGATGAAATATCTGATTGGGGAGTTGTATTATAGAATGAAGATTTTCAAAAATTTAATGGAACAGAGCCTACTGGAGAATTAATAACTAATTCTGTAAAGAAAATTATTTATCAAAAATCCATGAATCCTGGAGATAAATATTTAATTTATGGAGATCAAATTTCGACTGGAGCAAATACTTTATCCGATTATGGGAATGTACAACATACTCATAATAGCTATCCAAAATTTATTAAAGCACATGTTGTAAGTATAGAAGATTCTGGTAAAATCACATATCTAGATTCTACAACTCAATGGTATAAAAATAGTAATAAGGATAGTAATAAGGATAATGACTATTATATTAAAAACGGACAGGTAACGAACCAAGAGGATATTGATGATTATAGAAGTAAATTGTAGTCTAACTATTCTGTATTTCATTCTAAAATTTCTGGTAAGTTAGCTTTACTATTTGAATTAGAAAAAATCACTGGGTTTAGCTGCTCTTGGTTTTATTCTGAAGTAAAATCAACTGAAGAAAGTACTAATACTGAAGAAAATACTAATAAAGAATATAAAATTGGATTTGCTATTAATTGGACTACTGATAATAATAATATTAATCCTAAATATATTGTATTGACTAAATCTGAATGGAGTAGTAATCAAATACTTGTAAAAAAAGAAGAAACAGATGACAAAGGTATTACTAAATATATTTGGGAACCTACTACTTATTCTGATGAAATTCCCAAAGCGTTTTTCAAAAAAGATGACACAGGTGAATATAAAGTAAATTCAGAATATTGCCATTCTGAAATAAGTAGAATTTTTTATCCAGAAAATGATAGTTGTGATTATAAAAAATTTATAACTCCTATACAAGGAGAGATTACTTCAATAGAGCATAGTAAATCTTATGATATACAAATTAATTCAATATTATATGCTTTAAAAAAACAGGGCATAAGTAATCAAGCTGTTGAAAGTGAGATAGAATATAATTATGATAATCCTATTACTAAAATAATATATAATAGTGATAAAACAGGTATATATATAAATCCTATTTATTATAAGAAAGGCGACAATGGGAATGAATATTATACTCTACAAAATAGTGAATATTTTAAATTAAACGAATTAAAAACTTCGGATAAATTTGTATCTGATGATATTATTAATAATACTTTAAATTATTCAGTTGTAAAAAATGATTTGCTTGATACAACTTTTAAAGTTGATAAATCAAATGATTTAACAGGATTAATTTATCATTATTAGATTTGTCCTGCAATGCCGTATGGTATATTACAAGAATATGCTGTTGATGGATATATTGATTTTAGTAAGATTGGAACTACTAATATAGAATTAAATCAATGGCGGTATTATAACTCTGGAGAAACTTCTACTTTAACTTGGGGATTAACTGCATATACTGAACAAGACCAATCTATAAAAGATGTTACTTTTGAATTTATAGATTCAGGTGGTGTAGCAGCTTATTTTCACGCAATAAATAAAGTTTCATATAATGGAAGTTTTACTGAATATTTAATATTAAATACAAATACTAATACTTATTTAAATAATCGTAATTCTGATAGTAATTAGACATATCACAAAGGTATTGAAGTAATATATACAGACGATAATGCATCAGATTTTGATACTACTAAATATATTTATTTAGATGGAGAGGGACAACCAGTTACAAAATTTAATCCAAATACCACCTATTATTATGATGATTGTGGTGTATTATATCCTAACTGGTTGTATTTGGTTCGTATTACTGTACGTTATGGAGTACAAGATGCATTAGGAAATTATATTGATACTACTTCAAAAATATTTTATAGATGGCTTTGGACTAATAGTATGTTTAATGAATATTATTATACTGTTAGTGATTTTAATAATTTATAGCCAGAATTAAATTTGAACGCTCTTGTAAATTATAAGCAAAAGGATAATTTTAAAGTAATGCAAGCTGAGTATAAATCTATAAATTCTGAAGTAGATAAATAGAATTATGAAAACTTATCTGCCACAGTTTAGGCTATTAACCAAGTAAAAACACCTGAGGCAAACTTAGGAATGAATATTACTTCGGGATTATCTGAGAATTATGGAATGTTTTCATTACTTGATAATGATGATACTAAAGCTATTGATGTAAATATTTATTTAGCTCAAAAATACATTGAAAATTCAGTAGAACCTACAGTTCTTAGTACAAGTTCTTCCAATTCAGTTGTATTTGCAGGAGTTAATGAAACTAGCGACGCTTCAGTTAATGATACAGTATTAAATTAGGAGGTTGGTACTGATTTACTAGCAGCACTTGGTTTAGACTAGACTAGTAATTATGAAGAAATATATGATAGTGCTACTGCTTATGAAAATTACAAAAATTCATTTAATTTAAGAATTAAGGGTGATGCAGAACTAAACAATGAAAATTTAGGAGTTTATATATCATATAATCAAGAAGAAGTAAGTTTAGATTCAGAAACACCAGTGGGTAATGGAAAAGATGGCAAATATACTAAATATTCTTGTAAATTATAGAATATTGACAGTTATTATACTTCTGATTTTCTTGATTTAACTCTTTCCCTTATTCATTATAGTAAATTTTATAATACTTTAAAACAAAAATCTAAAACATTACAATTTATTAAACCATTAATTTATAATATAGAGGATTTATAGTATTATAATTTAGATTTGAACAGTAATGATATGTGTTTTAGTAAGATAGCAACTGTATGTATAGGAGATGATGGTGATGGTGGTGATCGAACACGTCTTGGTGTTGGTTATCCTACGACACTTGACGGTAATTATATACATAAGGACGGAAATAATGATGTATTTGACCAGGTAAGGTTTCCATGGAGAGTATCTGGTAAAAATGCTTTAAATTGGTTCAATGAAAAATACCAAATATCTGATGATGGTGAAAATTTATATAATTATATGCCTGGCATTTGTTTAGTGCTTCTTATACATCACAAGAATTATGGTAATAGGTATCAATTTGTTGATGGATATATGGAATCCAAACATAATGCAATTACAGCTAATTCTTCTTATGCATTTACTAAAATGCCGTTTGATGAATTTAAAGGACTCAATTAGAATTTCAATAATGTTTCTACGGATAATTGTGTATGTTTTTTAACTTGTATGGATGAGAATAATAATGTACATATATTAAACAACGCTTTTAATCTTTATAAGTCGTATAGTTCAAGCAGTGGATTAGGTCTATTTGCTACTACGAACATTAATGGAACAACACAAAAGTTTCCTATATCTAATTTAGTAGCATCTCTGTTAAGTTCTATATATTACGGATCTTCAGAATCAGTTAATCAATCAGTTGTTGTGGTTGATTCTAATATTTATTTAAGTGAACATCTTGTAAATTTTATTAATGATATTGTAATAGACATAAAACCTAAGTCATAGAATTTATCTATCTTTGAACAAAATGTAGATACTTATAATTAGTATGTTGCAATGCATACACTATCATTTAATAGTTATTTAGGGGAAATACAAAAGCAATTAATAGAAAATGATAAATAGGAAGATATTAACACTTCTAATGTCAATTTTATTCTTAATAATACAAGACTTAATGCTCCTCTAGTTATTGCATTGGAATATATACAACCAGAATCTAACTCAGAGAACTATAATTCTGTAATTTACACTTTAGATAGTGATATTCCAATTTTATCAAATTAGACCGTTACTTCTAATATGTTATATTATTTATCTGATACAAATGAATTAATAAAATTATCTAGTAAATTTCCGTTTAAAGTATATGAGACCTTTAAAGAAAACAACGGAGTAATTCAAAGAAGTGATCCAAAAATAGTATTAAATAGTGATTTAAATTCAAGTTTTAAGTTATATAATGGAGTTTTAAAATGTACAACATCACATATTGGTGATCGAGGTCCATACGTTTATGGAATATCTGGTAAAGAAGAGACATGGTCCGAAATAACTCCTATCATAAAGAAAGAGTCATTAATATATGAAGCAAGATTAGCACAATGAGTATTATATGGAATAAAGTAGTTGGTGATAAGTCAATTAAATTTGGAGTTTTGAGTAAAGTGACTCCGACTAAAGGTAATTTAGTGTATGAATACAATCCTTTTAGAAATTATAGACTTACTAACTATAAATTTGAGTACAACAATTAGCTTTACTCATTAAAAGAATTATATAATGATTTTAATATATATCCTATTATAAATACAGGAACTTTTTGGAAAGTAAATGGAACTAAGTATTATGATTTTAAGAATACAAATAAAGTTTTAGTAATAGAATAGAGTAATAATGCTATTGTGCTTGAAAATAAATCATTACTTTCTGACCAATCTTCTATTCCAACGGAAAATTATTATATATACGATAATTAGATATATCAAAAAGTTGCAACATATAAATTGAATGATACAGATTATCAAAAGACTTCTGGAAATAAAATAACATTAAACTATTATAAGTATAGTTATAGTGATTCAGAAACTTTCTCTGGAACACAATTAACTTTTTTAATTAAAAAGAAAAACTTTGAATATATTTTCTGGCAATGGAGTAAAGCTCCTACACAAGAAACAGAGTTATTAGAATTATATACTAAGTATTCTGATGAAATCTATAATGCTTTAAAACAACTTGATTCAATTACTTGGAATGAAAATGCATCTATTAGTATGTATTATCCAGGTGAATTAGTTGATTTTGAAACCGATTAGTTCTCTTTTTCTATTAATAATCCTGTAAATATAGTTGCTTAGCCTAGTTATGATGGATCTGTTAATTTAATTTTAAATGATGGACTTAATTAGCCGAGATTAATTAATAGTAGGTTTAGTTCTACTGGAAGAAATACTTATGAGGTTATAGATAGAAAAGGAAATAACGATACTAATATATATGATTAGGGAGATCAATTTGATATTGATACTTCTTTATTTAAAAGAGTTACTAAAATTCCGAAAATTACTTTTAATGGAGTATCTGCAGGAGGTAATTTGAAAGTAGGAAATTATCATTTCTATTTTAAATTTGCTGATGCAGATGGAAATGAAACTGATTTTATTGGAGAATCTGGTTTAGTAAGCCTTTTTATTGGTTTTGATAATTATGCTTCAGTACAAACTGGAGAGCGAGATGAGAATAGTTTTAAAACTGTAACATTTACTATTAAGAATATTGATTCAGCTTATCAATATGTTCATGTATATTATTCTCGAAGTACTGCAGAAATTAATCAAAACGATATTACTCAGTATGTAAAAATTGATAAAAACTTCTTAGTTAATAACGTTGCAGTTTGTACTTGTAATATTACTGGTTTTGAAAATATTATTGAAGTAACAGCAGAAGATATAAATCCTTTTTATAATATTGTAGATAGTGCTGTAGCACAAACTACATGTTAGAATATGTTATTCTTAGGTAATGTACATAAACCAGATATAAATTATAAAGAATTAAGTGATTTATCTTTAAGGTTTTTACCGTATTTGCAAGAAGAATTGTATAATTCAGATATAGATTAGAATTATGATATTTCCACCTCTAATAAAGGTTATATTGATCCAAATTTTATTTATAATAAAGTTGGATATTGGCCTAACGAAATATACAGACTTGGAGTAGTATATTTACTACCAAATGGAGAATTATCTCCAGTATTTAATATTAGGGGAATACATCAAATTACAGCATACGATGAAAATTTATATACTGATTATCCAGTATATAAAGATGGAGAACGAAATTACATACAATATAATGAAGAAACATATTATTTAATAGAATCTACATCAAATAAAAGCTATGAAAATGTTAAAGGTGTTTTAACTTTAGAGCAAGGATCTGACACTAATACAATATATTCTATTAATATTAAAGTAGATGCAGAAGTAATTTCTGAATTAAAAAAATATGTTAAAGGTTATTTCTTTGTAAGACAAAAACGTATTCCTACTGTATTAGCACAAGGAATTACTATAGGAATTGATAGAGAATCTGGAACACCAACTATTCCTACTGCTGATGGATTTTTAAGTGATTTATCAAATTCTTTAGATTCTACTTATGTAGAAACTTCTGATATTAATGGAGTGAATTTTATATCTGAAGGATTTTTGCATCGCTACACTTTTTCTTTAAAAAAGAAAAGTTCTGGATTATTTAGTAGTATCTTAAAAGGAATAGCAATAGGTGTTGCTGTTGTAGCATTAGCTGTAGCCACCGTATATACTGCAGGAGCTGCAGGAGCTTTAGCTGCAGGACTCACATTAAGTGGGGCTATAACTGCAGGAGCAACTGCTGTTACTACTACTGCTGCTGCTGTATTAGGAGCAACAACTGTTGCTGCTGTTGGTGGAGGATTAGCTGCTGCAGGTATTACTGCTGCTGCTGTTGGTTTAACAGTAGGAGCAACTATTGCAACTGCAGGAGCAATTCAAGAAATAAGGTATGGTATATCTTCAATGATTTAGCATAGTAAAAAAGAATTAAAGGGACGAGATACCGAAATACCTTCTGGATATAAAAGGGTCGAAAATGATGACTCTAGGAAATTAACACAAAGTTATTTGGATAGGCTCATTATTAAGGATCAAAACTATAATATTAATTGTGGTATATTATGTCCCGATTATGAAGTTAACCAACCTTATTTTAATTCAATCTTTACTGGTAATGAACATTATATAGAATTGACTAAAACACAAGGAATAAATGAATTAAATGGTCTTGATTCTAATTATTTCTCAAATGATACAGAAAGACATTTTTATATTCCTTCTTACTATGATAATTCTTCAATACAAAGTTACACATTTAAAATTGTTCCAGTAGGGGATAATGTAAAATGTGCGGGAGTTGATGATACTATCTTTAGGGCTAGAGCAGGAGAAGCTGAAGAAGCTTGGAGATATGAATGTATTGGAGAAGATTACAAATCTGATCAAGTTAAAGGTTCTAGTTCTGAAGATGAAGAAACTATATCAAATAAAAAGATAAATAGTGACATTATTAGAGGTAGTTTTGGACCATATTTAGCAATAAATAATTTATAGAATAGATTAGGAACAGCTAAAACTGTAAATATATATATTCCAGGTTATAGTAAAACTAATATGGAAAAATACTTCTATTTAAGAATGGAAGATACTTCTACATTTGAAGCTATTTCTGAAAGATTTGATATAAACGATTTAATGGATTATTCAGATAAAACTTATATTTCTGACAATGTTTCAGAATATAATTTCTATTTATACAGAGGAGATTGTTATTTATGTTAGTTTACACATAGAGTAAATAGAAATTTTAACGATCCAAGTTCACCTTATAATGATGAAATTGTAGACGAGGATTGTTGGAAAGAAAATTATGATCCACAAAATACTGAAAAATATGAAGAAATAAATCTTGGAGATGTTAATGCAATTCAACTCGGAATGTGGTGTACGTTTAGAGTTCGGTCAACATATAATTTGAATATAAGAACTGTTGATAATTCTAATGTAGATGAAATTGCCATGACAGGCCATCCTAGAGCATATTTTCCATTTTAGGATATGAGTGTCGAAGGTTCTTACAAACATCCAGAAGCACAAGTATATAATCAAGGATTTGAAAGATCTTTAAGTGAAAGATATAACTTTGAAGTACCTGATGTTCCATATATTAAAAACTGGTTTAAAACACGTATTATGTATTCTGATGTTCATGTAAATGATGCATTTAAGAATGGATATAGAGTATTTCAAGGAACACACTATCGAGACTATACTAGAGAATATGGAGAAATAGTTAAATTAGTAACAATTAAATCCAATATTCTTTGTATATTTGAACACGCTGTTGCACTTATTCCTGTTAATGAACGCGCATTAGCCGCTCAAGGTGATGGTGGAAACGCATATATCAACACATCTAATGTATTACCTGAGAATCCTAAAATTATTTCCGATACTTTTGGTAGTCAATGGGCTGATAGTATTGTTAAAACATCTGGAATCTTTGGAGACTCTATTTAGTATGTATATGGTGTTGATACTATTGCAAAGAAAATTTGGCGTACAGATGGTACAAGTTTAACTTGTATTTCTGATTTTGCAGTTCAAGAGTTTTTAAATAACAATATTACACTAGGAGAACGTGAATTAACCCCAACTATAGGTATTAGAAATGTTAAATCATTCTATAATGCTTATAAGAGAGATGTTCTGTTTACATTCTATGATAATACTTATGGATTTGAAGAATGTGTCTGGAATTTATGTTGGAATGAACTATTAAGTAAATGGGTTACATATTATAGTTGGGTTCCAAGTGCTATGGAAAATATTAATAATATTCCATTCTCATTTAATAGAAATACATCTAAATGGATTGCTAAATTAGGAACAAGTCATACTAATAGTTCATTTGCTGATGGCATTACTTTAACCAATTCAATAATTAATAATAATTCTAGCGACGGATGGATTGTTGATAATAGAGAATTTACTGTATAGTATGTTAATACGTCTGGAGAATTAACAAATAAAACCTATAGAATATCTACATGTAATAATACTAATTACATTGGTATGTTATCGTTAAGCAACAGAGTTCTGCCAGATTACAATTTCTTCTATACAGTCGATTTTAGTATTGAACGAGATAATTATTAGAATTATAAATATTTTAATGTCGAGCCGTTCTCGGGAACAGTTGTTGTAACTGATCTTTATGGTGATACAAATACATATTCAATAAACAATGGAGTATTTACACTTGGAGGTTTCGGTATTTCAGATGCTAAATACTCTGGTAAGTCAATAAAATTATATTGTTTAACACTTAAATCTGGATATTCTCCTCGGAATTTAATGTCAGAATTATATTATCGTAATTCAGCAGGTAATAGTTATGCAGATGATTCTAAGAATAGAATAACAACAAGTAATTTATTATCAGAGTCAGACACATATTTTACTTATCCAATTTATAAAAATAAAGCAGGAAAACGAGAATGTTTAGATAATCCAATAAATAAAACTAATATAGTTACTTTACTTAATATTCGTGCTACTATTGATTTAACTCCAGAATCAAATAAGAATGATGATTATTATAATATGATTGCTACCTATAATGAAGAAACAAGCAAAGTAGGAAGTAATTATTATTCATCAGTTATAGCATTAACTCCAAAATGGAATCTTCAATTCTTATCTACAGATTTCTGGAAGCACGGATAGGCAGGTATTATAGATATATCAGATGATCTTTATCCTACTTATTGGTATGGAGAACAACATCCATTTGAATTTGAGTTTGTAGTAGTTGATAATGCTCAAACACATAAAATCTTTGATAACTTAGAAATTATAAGTAATAATGCAGAACCAGAATCATTCCACTATGAAATAGTTGGAGATTGTTATGACTTTGCAGACGATAAGAAGAATATGTATATTAGATAGGAAGCTACTAAAGAACTTTATTAGTATAATGGAGTTGATGTAGTATATGATCATGATTATACTAAATTAGAAGAAGAGCAGCGACCTATTGAAGGCTCAAATTATTATGATAAATCTACTTTATTACCTCTTTGGTATACTCGCCAAGATACTATAAACGAAATTGAGGATCATTATCATTTAAAAGATGGAATTAGTTCATCTAAAGATTTTTCAGCTATGGCAGGAGGAGAAATTGTTAAATATTAGAATTTAGGAGAATTTAGAATTTGGAATCATGCTAAAGCTGTCGATATAAGAGATAATGGAGGAAGGCTTAGAGGTAATATGCAATATAAAGAAGATAGATGGTTTATTCAAATCAATCCTCTTAATATTGTTTAGAAAAATGAGAGTGCTTGGACAAACGGTAAGATACCAATTGAATTAGGACAAAGTCCTCTTCCAGATACTATATTAGAAAAAGGACACTTTGATATTCCTAGTGCAGATGAAAGTGAAAGTCTTTATAATAGAGATATGGTTAATTGGAATTGGGCTGAAATTAATTCTTCTCAAATTAGACATTCTGAATCTAAATTAAAAGATAAATGGATAAAAATTCGTATTAGATACAAAGGAGATAAATTAGCTGTAATAACAGCTATACGTACATTATATAGTATAAGTTATGCTTAAAAAATATGATTTTGGGGGAACATTTAGTTTTTCTAGTTCCCCCCTTTCTACTCTATATCCAAGTACTTCTCCATATAAAGCACCAAATTATAACAATAGTTCAGATTTAGCTCTAAAGTTAGGATTACTTTTGTCAAGATCTTCAAATAATGATAATGCCAATATTGGTTAGAATTTAGTAAACTCTGCTATTAATTAGACTACATCTTTATCTTATTTAAATGATTCTAGTTAGACTTCTAATAATTCTACTTATTTAAATCAAGGATTTTCTGCTTTAAATTAGATAGGAAATTAGGTTGGAGGAAAAACAGGTCATGTAATTTCTGGATTAAGTAATATCGGAACTAATATTCAAAGAGTATCTGAAGCATTTAAAAAAGGTTCTACTGCTACTAAAGCAGCAAAAGCAGGATCTGTTGGAGGAACAATAGGTGCAGTTGCAGATACTTTAGATGTATTTATGCCAGAAAAAACTGAATATAATGGACCAAAAGGTGATATTACTCGTACCGCTGATTCTGTATATGATAGTATATCTGACGCTGCAATGATGATGGGTCCTTATGGAGCGTTAGTTGGAGGTATAATGAAAGGTGGAAAGCTATTAGGTAAAGGAGTTAATGCTTTAGGTGGCGGAACAGACTCAATGACAACCACAGATGCAGTTTTAGGATCTTCTTTTCTTAATTTGACTCCTATAGGTTTAATAAATGGATTTGGAGGTAAAAAAACCGATACTATTTATAAAAATAATCAAGCTTTTGAAACTGTTGGGGCATCATATACTGGAACAAATAATACTGTTGATAATGCTCTTTAGTATAGTGGGAAAAAATATGGATTGTTTAGTTCTGGTAGTAGAAAAAAAGCAAACAGAAAAATTGCAGAAGCCAACCGTTAGCAAGGAATTGTTACTAATATTGCAGACACAACTCGCGATCAATTAGAATTAAGAACTAGTATGTCGGCATTAAATGGAATTAACCGAGCTATTGATTTATATGGAGGATATGATTAGTCAGCTGTTAGAGTAGGAAGAAAAGGTATGTCTTTAGAGAAACTACATAATAGTATGAAAATAGTTAGAGCCTAGAAAGGAACTAAAATAAGATATACTTCTAAACCTACTTATAATGAATGGTTATCAAAAGTTCCAAAAGATAGATTATCACCTAACTATGATTTAGAAAGAGCTTATAAATATCTGCCATTAGATATGTTAGAAGATTGGAGATTATCCTCTACAGAGGATTTAAAAAATGGCAAGAATCATTTAAAGTCTATATATCCTATCGGCGAAGATTATATTTTTTTAAAACTAGGAACTAATAATCCTACAGATTCTAACTATAATCCAGAATTACATTATGAAACTGATACATATTATAATGGATCAAACGGATTAAAAGAAACACACGATTTAGTTTATGATGGGGATAGATACTACTATCGTAAGAAAAAAACTAAAATAACTAAAGAAAATCCTAATTCAGAAGAAAATACTCCAGAATTTAAAGAAGGGGGTTCTATTGAATTAGTAGATCCTACTTTAATTGTGGAAGAACATGATTCTATTATAGAATTAGTTGATCCTACTACTGAGGATGATATAGAAGAATTTAAGGAAGGTGGTTCTATTAATGTAATTCCTGACGGTGCACTTCATGCTAGACTTCATCACATGGAAAATGATGAGAATATAACTAAAAAAGGTATTCCTGTAGTTGATAATGACGGAGAATAGCAGGCTGAAATAGAATAGGGAGAGATAATATATAGGAAAGAAGTAACTTAGAAATTAGAGGAATTAGAGAAAAAATATAGCGATGAAAGTACTTCTGAAAAAGAAAAAGATGAATTTGCTTTAGAAGCAGGAAAATTAATCGCAGAAGAAACATTAAATAATACTTCTGATAATACAAATACTTTATTATGAATAATATAAGATATTAGAGACCTATAGCTAAATTTTAGTACGGAGGAAGAGCTATTGCTATTGCTAGAGAGCCAGCTCTGCTAGATTATATAGATGATGCTGTTTCATCCATAGGTAAATCTGGAGCTTTATCTAAAGTAGGAACTGTTGTAAAAGGATTAGTTAAAGCTAACCCAGTGGCAACTTTTGTTTCTGCATTATTAACTCCAACTCCTACATCAGCTTCAGATACAATAACAGCTCAAAGAGAGATGTTAAATGAGGGTAGAAGAATGATTGCAGAATAGCAAGCAGCTGCTAAATCAAAAGTAAAACCAGAAACGAAACCAAAGACTAAATCGAAAGTTAAACCGAAAACTGAAGCTGAACCTACTGCAAAACCGAAAACTGAAGCTGAACCTACTGCAAAACCAAAAGCTAAACCAACATTACGTCAGCGAATCGGAGATAAAATTGCAGGAAGATCTTAGTCCACATCTTCTCAAACTCCTCAAGATCCAATAGAAAAACCTTGGTATAAAAAGAAATGGCCTTATATTACTGGAGGTATAGTATATAGTAATTATGCTTTAAGAAATAATCTTATAAACCCTGCTATTAAAACATGGGTAAGCGGACCTGATACTACTTCAGTATAGCGACCAAATACACAAACAGCATAGTCAGAAATATATCAGCCTGTAGTACAAAATAATGATACTGTTGTACAAAGTGATGCTGCATTTATTCCAGGAGATAGTATAACAATAGGCGGTTAGACCTATGGAAGATAATTGATCTCAATAAAAAAAAAAACAATGAGTACCCCTAAAGGAGCAATTAAAAAGAATGGTAAATGGGTAACTAAAACCACTGGAACTGAATTACATTATACTGGTGGAGGAACAGATTATAGTTATTATGCAATAGGCGCAGATGGAAAACCTTATTTTTATGACCCAAACACAGGTAAGTTTACCGCAAGAAAGGCATATCGTCCAAATCCTAGCAAAAATAAAAGTGTAAAAGCACAAGAAGCTGCTTATGCTAAATAGAATACTTTACGTGGTAATAAGTATAATGCATCTAGAAATAATATGCAATTAGCAGCAAGTGATTTAAGTAATCACTTTAAAACATTTAAAGAAGCATTTGATTATGCGAGATCAGTAGGTGCTTCGGGTTTATTATGGAAAGGTGGAAGTTATAATACAAGATCTAAGGGTGAAACTGTAGAAGAATGGCAGAATCAAATGAAAGCTAATAGTAAAAATCCTGTTTCTTCCGAATTTACTACTGGTGCTATGGGTATTTATAATAATGGCAAATATCTAAGTGAAGTAGATGAAAATGGAAATTATGGTTAGAAGAAAATGGGTGATACCGAAACCGTAATCGAAGGAAAGAAAGTACCTGTTGTGAGATCTAAAAAAGCAACTTATCATTATTCTTCTGCCTATGATCCTTATATGTTTGGTAATATAATGGGAATGTTTAGTCCTACTAATCAAATTGGAGCTATTTCAAGAGCTACTAGAGGAGAAGGTGGTTCTTGGGGTTAGAGATACTTTGATAATCTTATAGGATTAACTAGTTCTACTGCACCTTTTTAGAATAAAGGGTTAGCTAGTATAAGTTCTGGTATAGAACAATTAGCAGATGAACATCCTTATACAAATGCTGCTGTTAATATGGTAGTAGATGCTGTAGCTTTAGGAGGACCTAAAAGAATACCTGAACAAAAAATTCCTATTAGAAAATGGGGATGGAAAAATAGATATAAAAGAGTACCTACTTCTACTGAAGTTCCTGTTGATGAAGGATATATAAATGTAAATCCATTTAATCCAAACGCAGGATAGTTTATAAAAACAGGAGAAGGGACTGCTACTATTCCAGGAAAGTCAGTAAGAGTTGAAAGACCTTAGTCAGAATGGAAAAGAGTATAGAGAACTACTGGTTATACCACAATACCGGCATCTTGGGATTTTGACGCAGGAACTAGTCTTCTTGGAGGTTTTGCTTCTGCAAATAGCAGTTAGGATTTATTAAATAGAAGTAATGAAAATAACAATTAATAATAAAGAGTATAATGTAAAAGAAGCTCATTCTGAAGAGGAAAAAGAGAGAGGTTTACAAGGAATAGAGAATTTAGGAGAAAGTGAAGGTATGCTTTTTTTCTTTGATCCTCCAGAGATTGTAGAATTTTATATGAAAGATACTCTTATTCCACTTGATATTATATTTATCAATGAAGATCAAGAGGTAATCAAAGTTGCTAAGGGCAAACCAAATGATGAAACTCTCATTTCCTCAGATGAAGAAGTTGCTTATGTCTTAGAAGTAAATCAAGATTCTAAAATTAAAGTAGGGGATGAACTAGATTTTTCAGACGAAAAACTTCCAGTAATGAAAGTATTAGCCCAAGACGGTAGTACACAAATGGAATTATGGGGAGGGGAACGAATTTTCCGTAGAACATTTACAAAATAGTTAATTAATTTAGTTAAAAAATCAAAAGAATTAAAAGATGATGAAGAAAAACTAAATTCTTTGTATAAACGAATTGGGAGAAAAATGTTTAAAGAGATTCAAGCTCAAAATAATCGTCCTAATGAATATGTTAAATCTCCCAATTAAAAAGAAAATATATTTGGAATAATCAACTTTAATTAGTATTTTTGACTTAAACTTAGTTTAATTAATTAATTAAAATTTTAAAAATTATGCGTATAATACCTAAATTTTAGCAAGGTGGTCCTATGGGTGCTGAAGCACCTGTAGAAGAGCCTATGGCAAGTGCACCAGAGGAAGCACCTGTACAAGAGCAGCAAGATCCAATAATGATGTTAGCACAAATGAGTGCTCAAGCACTTCAAAGTCAAGATTGTCAGATAGCAATGCAAGTATGTCAAGCATTTTTGGAAATGATGCAACAGAATCAAGCTCCTCAAGAAGCTTAGGGTGAGCCAGTCTTTCGTAAAGGAGGTAAACTTGCCTATAGAATTAAGAAATAATAATTATTTAATTTAGATGGGAGCATATAATTAAATATATGTTCCCATTTTTAGTTTAAATATTATGTCATTAGTAAGAAAATTAGCGGAAGGAGGAAATACTCCAACAACATATAAAATGTATGGTAAAACATACAATTTTGATGATTTTCAACGATCTTCGGATGAAGGATTAGATGAATATCTATCTAATTTAAAGAGAGGAGAAAAGGATCGTGATTAGTTTATCGAAGCATATAATAATATGATGTCTGGTATTAAAGACGGAACTATTACTTTTGAAAATGGGTATTATCATGATTCAAAAGGTCGATATTCTAATTCTAAAAAGAAAAATAGAGATTATTATGGGCTAATAGCCAACTATTTATATAGTAAACAAGGAAAACAAGGGGAAATCGAATCCAATTGGAATGGAAGTCAAAGTATTGGTAAAGATTTAATTAAGGAGATTTTTAATTCTAATACTGGAAATTTACAAGATTTTATTGACTTAGATCCTCTTGATAAGAAGACCAATAAACGAGGAATAGATAGAAGAGCTAGTTATTTATCTGATAAACTTCAAGAAATCTATAATACTTTTGATACCAGATATTCTGGATATACTGCTCAAGAAAAAGCTAATGCTTTAAGTAATATACAAGCTGCTATTAATGCTTTAAGTAATAAAACTATCGATGCTGGAGATTATCTAGCTTTAAGTAGAGCAGCAAGTGGTTTGGATTATCGTACAATGTTTGGAGATGTTTCTAATACTCCTTCTATTATTCAAGATAGTGAAACTCCAACTATTAATGAACGAGTTACCCCTAATCAAAGAAATGGTCAAGGAAATAATCAAAATAATAACTCATCTGAACAACTATCAGAAGATTAGTTTAACACTTGGATCGATTCACAATATAAACCTGTTACTAAATATGCTACAGGAACTTTAACGTTTAGCAAAACTGGTAAATGGACTTAGGATCAATTTAACAAAATATTAGGTTCTTTATCACAAGCACAAGTATATGGTATGATCAATAAATTATTTAATGATCCTACTTATAAGTTTAATAAGGATTCTGAAGTTACAAAACACTTTGGACAAGGATATACATTCCAAGTTGCTAATAACACAGCATTATTTGGATTACTTCATTGGGCATAGCAAAAAGGATGGCTTGAAGATATAGGTAATGGTTCTTATTATATACCATATAGTCATAAAAACGGAAGAACTGGATGGTCTGTTAATCTAGACACTAATCAATTACAAGAAATTGATAGAACTAAAGTTCCTTCTGTTCGCAAACAACTATCAAAAAGTTTTCAATAGTATTTTACTCAATCACATAAAAACGGAGGTATTTTAAAAGCTCAAAATGGTACTTCTTTTAATAACATCTGGGCTGGTGATAACTCTGACACTGGTTATAGTACTTATTTAAATAGAATATTTAATAATACTAATGTATTAGATTGGATGAAAGGTAATTATAATGGAGATACCGCCACATCCGACTATTCTAATTACGTTAAACGTAATGTTGATCAAAGACATTAGTATAAAATAAATGATTACAATAATAGTTCTAAATACACAGCTAATGAAGGTGTTAGAACGTTTAATACTGGATATTAGAATAATGGTAATACATTGAATTATACTCTATTCGGAAATACTTCTGAAGACTATAATAATAAAACAGGTGGAGCTGCTTATAGTTTGATTAATTTCTCACGTCCTAATAAAGCGTTGAATACAGGTGATAGTTATAATTCTGATAAAGCTAAAGCTTATATTGATAATGCATTAGGACTTCAAACATATTCTAGAGTTGCATCACTTACTGATCCTAATATTAAGACTGGAGGATTCGGTGATTGGGGCTCTTATTGGAAAGGATTAGGTAATACTGGTGCTTATTATTATGTTGCTGAAGGAGATACTTCTGGAAAAGGACAATGGATTCCTACTTCAGATACTTCTTTAAATAATTATCAAGCATTTGATAAACCTGCAGATTCTCAACCTGCAGTTGAAACTCCTACTGAACCAACTAATGAAGGTCCGAGTTCAAATATTTATAGAACTCCAAATTCAAAAAATCAAGGTTCTCCTATTGGAAGTACAATAGGAAATGCACTAGGTACAGTAGCTTCTAATGGAGATTTAGTTGGAGCAGGAAGATTATTATATTCATTGAGAACAAATAATCGCGTTGCTAAAGTATTCCGTGATGCCTTACATCCACTATTAATAGATACTTATGAATTATATTCTCCTGTTACAGGAGCATTTAGTGAAATGTAGTTTAGAAATAGGCAAGCTGCTAATACACGTCGACTTGGAAGTAGGATTGCGGCTAGTAATTCGGATGCATCTCTTGGAGCTGCTGCTATGTTAGATGCTAATAGGCAGGCTACTGATCTAGAGTATCAAGGATTCTTAGCGGATGATAAGGAAATAAAGCGCACACAAGCAGAAGCTTTAGCACGACAAGAGGGTAATGCTTATCGTAGAACAGACGTTGCTAATAAGAATAGAAAATCTATTCATGATACTAATATACAACGATCTGAATTAGAAGCAACCAGACTAAAATAGAACTGGCAATCTACTGATAATTTCTTATCAGGAATTGAACAACGACAAAGAGCTAAATATGCCAAGGATAAAGCACATAAACAACAATTTGATTATCAAGTTGCTGAGGATTAGCTTAATTCAGAAGTTAATAGCTATTTAACTCCAGAAATGTCCAAAGTTGAAGCAGCAAGACAAAAACTTGCAACTGTTAATCCATCTAATACTACTGCTTATAATCAAGCATATAATGAATACTTAACAGCAGCACAATCTTATTCTAAAAAGAAAAGTCAATTATCTAATTGGATTCAAGCAAGACAAAGAGCTAATTATGCAAATATATATGGATATAAATATACTAATCCATATTTAAATTAGACTGCTGAACAATATTGGGATAAAAACTATGCTAGTTTACGTAATGGTGGTGCTTTAAAAGCAAGAAATATTATAAACAAAATAATTCATGAAAATCGTTCCTAAATTTTAGAATGGGGGATTTGCTAGTTATTTTACAACATATCAACCAGTATAGGTGCCAAAAGTTGATACTGGAACTACTACAAAAAGTAGTGGTTCTAGTACATCAACTAAGTCTAGTAAAGAAAGTGATGATACTAAAGGTAAGTTAACAGAAAAGGATTTCTTTAATATGATTAAAGATATTGATGGACTTCCTAATGAAATGACTGAAATAGTATAGAATCTTACTAGAACATTTTAGATATAGAATATAATGGGAATAGATACTTAGGATCTATCTACCACATATCTTAAAAATTTATTATAGATTAAAATTGCTTCCTAGAATAAAGCAAAATACGATGAAGCTTGGAAAAATGCTTCTGAAAACGGTTCTATGGCTGAACCTGCTATTGCTCTTAATGGCGATATAATGGTACAAACTAAAGATGGTTAGTTAACTAATGTTAATCTTCAAACTTATTATGCTAATAAGGATTAGTTAACACCATTGTCTGTGTCTTAGTTACTAAATCTACGCGCTCATTCTTCTGCTTCTAATTGGGATTAGAAAATATTCAATATTGTCAATAATAGTATGGGATATGAGAGTTTTTAGGCTTTACTTGATAAGGCTAAAACAACTTTAGGATCTACAGAATACTCTGAAAAAGGCATACGCAGCAAGGATGCATTATTAGGATTACAAACAGTTTAGGCTTTATCTCCTCAAGATAGAGAAAAATATATATAGTGGGCAATGGATGGAGTATATAATTATGATACTGCTTCATCTAACAATATTGAATAGATTAATGCTCTGTTTAATTATATGATGTCTGTTTTACCACAACGAGCAAAGACTTGGGCTTCTATTAAAACTGGAATTGCTAATAGTGAAATTGCTGCTAGAGAATTAATTGGAGAATACTTAAAAACAGGAGCTATTTCTAATAGTCATTATAATGTTTCTTATGAAGGCTCAAGAGATAGTATATCTAAGGGTTCTTCCAAGTCTGGTAGTAAATCTGGAGGAATAGATAATACTGATGCAGGTTTCTGGACTCAATTACAAGCAGGTCAAGGAGGAGACGAAGCTCCTTATACTATATTAAATGGAAAGGGAATGCAATCAATTACTGGTAAATATTATGGAGTAACTCCTGGGTTAGATAATAACAAATCATTAGGAGATTATATTTCTGATTCCAAGGTTGGATATTTGATTAAAAATACGCATAATATTACTTTCGGAGATATTCCTATTTCAACAGATAGTTTTAATGATGTTATGATTAATGCAGCTTCTGGAGTCATGGCTGTTACCCTACCTAAAAAATTAGACGGAACAGTTGATTTATCTGTAGCAAAAACTTACAATGAAATAACCACACAACTACGTGATGAAGGTTTATAGGTAGGCACAGATTAGTATAAGAAGCGTATGGGCCAATTACTAAAAGATGCAAAATTATATACATTGTTAACTTCAGACGGGATGCCAAACCCAGATAGATTTGGATTTTTCTTAGTTCTTACTGGTCTAACTAGTAAAAAGGTACAAGGAGTTGTAAATAAAACTAATAAATCTTTTGATGATATACAAAGCGATTGGGTAATTAATGCAGGGGATGATAATGGTTTATATGATACACTAAAGTAGGGATTAACTAATAAAGATAGAGGTGAATATGATGTAGATGCTGCGGGATATGGATTTATCTATAATGATGATCTGTATAAAGGTAACATTTATATACCTCTTAATATTAATCCAATTAATGCTAAAAATGCAGATGATAGTACTATTTCTGATGCTGAGGCTAGGATCTATGAGAAGTTAACACAATAGAAATCAAATGAATCTATACAATTATGAAATAGAATGATTGGATAGTAGCAAAGTTAAATAATCCAGACTACGATGTCTATGATTTTAAATATATTTCAGGTTTAACACTAGATAATACACAATTACTTCCTAAAAATGCTTATATTAATAGTCCTCTGATTACATCCAATTAGTAGTTTTAGAATGACAAAGGAGAATTTAAAGAATCAATGTTTGATACCTTTTATTCTAAATCAGCTTCGGATTTTTCTGATTTCTCAGCAGAAGATGAGATGGATAATTATCAATATAGTATGTGGGATGTTAGGAAACCTAAAGACGGAAAAGTAAAAAATCCTAATTTCTCATTAAATATATAGAATAATCCAGACCATGTAAAAATAGGAGCTTATGATTTTAATCAAATAACTCCCTCTGATAAATCAAGAAGAGAATTAGCATAGGAAAGTAAAATATACGATCCTGCTACTAATACTTGGTCTGAGAATACTCTTAATGATATTTCTTTATTTAAAAATCCTATAAAATATATTGAATCTTTATTTGATGATCCATTAGTATATGCTACTTATGATGAAGACACTTATGAAGTTGATCCTAATACAGGAAAATAGGTTCTTCATTAGAAAGGAGAATGGAAAATTAATGAAGATGGAGAATATTATACTGAAAAACTAAATGGAAGATCTTTAGTTGGAAAATCAGTAGTTTCATCTACTGATTATTTAACTAGTGAAGATTCTTCTGTAAATAAATATGATTTCTTTGATTCGGATGGTTTAGATAAATCTGTAACAGGAACGATAGTTAAAAATTTAGCAGCTTATGCCCCTGTTTTAATTCCAGGTGTAGGTACAGCTTATGCTGGATTAATGGTAGGCAGAGAAATAACTAAATCTTTACCTATGCTTTATGGTATGGTAACAGGTTTATCTGGTTCAGATAATACTGATTCTTAGTTATTAAATACTATTGCTGCTTATGGGCAGAAATTTACAGGAAGTACATCTGACTATTCTCAAAATAACACTTTTACTTTTGAGAATATTGGATCTATGATTTCTGATGTTGCTCTTCAATGGGGACAATAGAGATTTATAGCTGATACTTTTTCTAAACTAACCACAGGCGGTGATCGTGCTATTAAAACTGCTTACGTAAAAGCACAAGCTGACTATGCTAATAGAGTAGGGAAGGTGTTTGAAGATGCTTCAAAAGGTAAATTATCACTAGATCAATTAAGTAATTATATCGGGACAACTAATCTCAATAATATCAAATCTGATTTAATTGATTCCGGAAAATGGGTAGATTCTGTATTAGGAAAAGCAGCCATAAATAAATATGTTACTCCTGCACAAACTATTCTTAATAATAGAATAAAAACTGGTTAGGATTTATCTTTAGCTTATATGGCTGTCATATCTAATACAGACGTATATGATTCAGTACTTCAACATGGAGGAACTCCTTTTGAAGCGGCAGCTATTGCTTTAGGTAGCACTATAGGAATGTTTTCAGTTGATAAGTATCTTCACTTAGGAGAGGCTTTCTTTAATGAAGATTCTGCAAGAAAAGCCATCAGAACATCTGCGGTTAATAGTGCTAACGAACTTAGAAATACACTCGGATGGCAACAAGCTGTCGATACTACTACAAAGAAAGGTATTGTTGGATTAATTCAAAAAGGTATTAATTCGGGTAAAAAAGCTGTTCAAAATTATGAAAATGCTTTAAAAGAACATACTCTTGGATTTGCAGGAAAAGCTCTTGGAGAAGGTATTGAGGAAGTTAGTGAAGAAATCGTGACTGACTTAACCAAAACCTTAGGAGAATTAGCAGGACAACTTGGATATTTTTCTCAAACAGATTATGGTGCTTGGGATAATGTCATGGAGAGATATGGAATGTCTCTTTTAGGAGGTGCTGCTGGTGGTGGATTATTCTATACTAAATATGCTATTGATAATAGAGGAAGAGCTAATCAAGAATTTCAAAATGATCTTGTTTATTTAATTAGAAATGGTAAGAAAGATGAAGTTCTTGCAGAATTAGCTAAAATGAAAGATAATAATCAACTTGGTGATAAAAATCTATCTGTTGATACTACAACAGACGATAAAGGAAATAGAACCTACTTAACAGCAGATTCTGAACATCAATCTCAAGCTGATTATATATATAATACTCTTGTATCTAATATAAATCAATTAGACACAATACTTAATGGAAGTGGTTTAAGATTAAATGAAGATGAACTGTTTGATAAAATGGTTCAAGGTGAATATACTGCAGGAGCATTAAAAAAGTTTTTAGTGGATAATAAACAAATATCTTATATCACTAATTATTAGCAAGATTTCCAAAATTTAGCTAATTAGATAATTAATAAACAAAAAGAAATTTAGGAGCATATTAATAATACTCCAGATCCTTCTAAAAGAGGAACTGAATTTCAAGAGAAGCTATCCAAATTAAAACAAGAAGAATAGGAATTGATTAATCAGAGAGATTATTTATTTGGCGAAGGTTCTCTTGGATATGTTGAAAAAATGCTTTTTGCTATAGATTTAGGGGTTAGTGGTCCATTAGTCTCTTTGTCTAAAGAACAATATGCTAAAAATAATTTCGGAAAAGATATTTCTGAATTATCTGCTTCTGAAAAACAAACTCTTGATAAGTAGTTTGAAGACTATGAAAAAAATTCTAAGAAAACAAGCTTAGATACTGCATTTAAACTATTTAAGTCAATGCAGAAGAAAATTAACCCTTCTGTACAAGAGTTAAATTCGTTAGACTTATCTGAAAGTATTGCACAATTTAAACAGCTAATCGAAGAAGATCCATATTCTAAATAGAAAGGTATTTACGATTTATTAGATGGCGAAACTGAAGAAGATTTAGCAGCTCTACAATAGCAAGAAGGAGAATCTGATGAAGATTATCAAAAACGATTAAAAGAACGTGAAACTAAAGTTAAGGAATATAATCAAGCTCATATTAATGAATGGATTGATAAATTTACTAATTTAAATTTAGATAGACATCATTTAAGACTCTTACATAGTAAAATGGGAGTATTAAAAAATGAAATAATTAAATCTATTGCTTCTAAGTTTATAATTCCTAATGAAACAGCTTTATCTAATTCTATTCGCGATGCTATAACTTCTGGAGCATCAGATGATGTTATTAGAAGTATTATCCGACAAAGTAAAGAGGATAAATATAAAAATTTATATGGAGAAATGCCTTTTATTGATCCTATTCTATTCAGTCGATTGTATAGAAAATTAGGAGAAGATAGAGGTAATGAAACTGATTATTTAATTTAGGGTGATATATATACTCTTTTTAATCAATGGTTAACTGAAAATCCAGATAATCAAGAATTATTAAGTGATTCTGAGAATTTAGGAACAAATTATGGGACAGTCTATAATAACTTTCTGAAT